TTACTTCGTTGGCTCCACGATCTCGCCGACGCGACGATAGACGGTCTCGGTGATGCGCTTGTCGGTGTGTCCAAGCAGCCTGGATGCCCGGCCCAGGTCAGCAATTTCTGAGGCTGCTTTCGGGCGGATGTCCCGGAACTGGAACTGACGGATTGCGGTGGCCAGCGTCTCGTCGAGGTCCTCAAGCGCCGCGCCGGCGGCGGCCGACCGTGCCTCGTCAAAGCGAATGCGCAGCATGGAGGATGTCATCCGGCGCCCATCGGGCGTAGTGATCAGATACGGGCCGGCTACGCCGCGCTGGCGCCGCTGCTCGCACAGCCGCGCAACGAGTTGTCCAAGCGCCGTTGGGCTGCCGTCGACATCGAGCATGATGCGCAACTTCTTCGACGTCTTGCCCTGGGCGATCTGCAGGTGCCCATCCTGAATGTCCGCCTCCCGAATGATCAGTACGTCGCTCGGCCGCTGGGCGGTGAGATAGGCGAGGTCCATTGCGTCGCGGAGTTCCGGTGGAGCCGCGCCGTATACCGCGTTCCACACCTCGGCCCTGGCGTAGAAGTCGCGCGGCGTCTCGCGGTTCTTGCGAACCCCCTTCACCGGGTTTTCAGTCGTGACGATCCCCCACTCCCTGGCGATGTTGAAGATGTGGGAGAAGAGGGAGAGCTCCCTGTTCGCCCGAACCTTCGCGGACCGCTTGTCCCGGTACTGTGCTAGCACTTGGGGGGTGAGCGCCTCGACCGGCGCTTCTGAAAACGCCTTTCGCAGTTGCGTCAGCGAGAGGAGGTTGTCCTTTTGGGTGCGTGGCGCTTTCCCGGGGATGATCTCTTTTTCGTACCGGTCGAACACGTCACCCCATTTGCGCAGGGTCTTCGGAGCCGGACTGGCATCCAGCCGCGCCCACTCCAGCTTTGCCAGGTCCAGGTCGGTGCCGAGCGGGATTTCCTTCCTCTTTCCGTCCTCGCCGCGGCCGTCGTAGTAGTATCCAACCCACAATTTCCCTCCTTTCAGCTTCCTGGTCCGGCGAATCATCCGGGGTGGGAGATCCCTGTTCTTCGGCTGCTTCGGCCGCATTTCAACTCACCTTCGACAGATCCAGCGTCCACGGTTCCTGTACAGCGACCGTTCCGTTCGGTTTCACTCCGGCCAGCCGCAGGCGGGCATAGATCCGCCCGACGACGGGTCGCTGCGCAGCATTCAATTCGTACTTCCAGCCATGAGATGCCAGCCACTCGACCTGTTTTTTCGATGACTTGGCGCCGATCATGGCCTCCAACTCCTCCTTCGAGAGGAACTCAGATGGGGTTTCCATGGGCAATGCCTCTCCGCCCAGGCGATCGCCCGGGGCCGAAATTGAGTGTTAGGATTCTCGCCCCAGCCGGGGCCGGCCTCAGGAAGAGGCCGTGGTGGCTCCCGGCTGTGGACTTTGCGATATGCCTGCCCGGTCGAGACGCTTGATCTCGGCCAGGATCAGTGCACCGGCCTTGATCAGGTCGCGTCGCGCGGTACTCGGCTTCCACCACTGTTCATCCCAGGGCCACGCCAGCGACACCAGCAGGGCGGCGGTTCCATCGTTCGGAGCGCTGGAGCCGGCCAGGGCGTAGCAGGCGGCGGTGCGGGCCATCTCCCCGTTGTCGTGCTCGTCGTCGTTCTCCGGCGTCCTGCCTTCGTTCTCGACCAGCCGGCGCCGCCGTACGTCCAGAAATGGCCGTCGAGCACTGGTTGCGGCTTCATGGCACGGCGGGTGACCGTCTTCCGCCCCTCCAGGATGACGCGGACCATCGGCCCGCTGAACAAGATGGGGCGTTCCTTGTGAGCGCAGCAATTTGCCGGCATAGGGTCTCCTATACTCCAGGCTTTCGGCTGGAGCGATGAACATGGATGAGGAATGGTTTGTTGCGCGGGTGTTTGAGTTGGCTGGCGAGCAAGGCCTGCTCATTCAGGAGCGAAGACCTGGGCGGAGCATTTGCTTCAATGAGACCAGCAAGAAGTGGCTTCACGAAGGGCACATTCGGCAGCTCTACCGCGAGGGGGTTCTAGCTGACGGGCTCGAACGAGCCGATCTCAACCGAATGATCGAGGGGGTGGCGCCCGGAAGACCTTGCACCCATGTCGGAATGCGCAAGCTCGTTTGCTTGGTTAAGTCCGGAGTTAGCGGTGGAAGCACAGACGAGGGTGGCGGCTGACTCCCGCCCTATAGGTGCGGCGATGTCCGCGGCCATGACGACCTTCATCCCCATCTCAAAGGCCAGGCTGCGCTCGATATTGGCGCCGCGTGAACTTGGCCAGCCCGGCAACAGCGCGATGGCGTCGCAGGTAACCAGCTGCGCCAGGGCCTTGCGCATGTAGCCGGCCTGGGTGCCGCAGGCTGGCGCGCGGCTTCAGCGTGGAAGGCGGGGAAGTTGTGTTCCGGCAGGCCAGTCATAGGTCCGGCGAGGTAGATGCGCTGGGTCACGGCAGCAACTCCTCCCCGATCTGGCGGGCATGCTTGAGGCTGCCGGCCCTGATGCGCGTCCAGTTCTTCCCCCAGTCCTCCGTCAGGCCGCCCTGGTCGCGGAAGAAGGGACCGTGCTTCACGAACACGGCGCCGCCGGCGTTGCGCATGACGAAGTAGGTGTTGTCGTCGACCGGCTCGTCCGCTCGGACGTGTTCGATCGCCTTGTCGGCCGGTGCCGTGCGCCAGTCCGGCCAGGTGCGCGCCTCGTTCTTCGTCTGCTTTGCGACCAGGGCGTCGATGATCTGCGCCGGCGTGGCGCCGGTGCGCCAAGCCCCGTCAAGGGCCAGGATCACAACGTCGATCCACTCGGCCAGGTCGCCAGGGGCTTCCTCGATCTCGCGCAGCTCCTTGCGGATGTGGTCGATGACGCCGGCGGCGCGCGGCCCTGGCCCGAACGTGCGTTCGCTGAACCGGCGCTGGCGCTCCAGGTGCAGGTCGAAACGGAACACGTCCAGGCGGCCCCGGGCGCGGCCAAGCGCGTAGGCCTCGTCCTGGAACATCAGGAGGTGATCGCTGGTGCGTCCGGTCAGGACATCGAGATAGCGGCTGTGGAGCGCTTCAATGGCAAGGTGATCGTCGGGGTGGTTCTGGTTCGTCGTCATGGCTGCACCTGCTGAAGTGGGCGATGGCCTGGTTTCGGCGGTAGGTGTGGGGTGAGCAGCGCGTCCTCGAGGGACATGCCTGCGGCGAGTCGCCGGCGGACGGTGCTGGCCGAGACGGGGCTCGGCAGCAGGTCGACCAACTCTTCGAGGGTTCCGGTTCTGCCGCGCACGGTGTGGGTGTGCTTTTCCTTGCGTGCCTGGCGGGCCTGGTCCAGTGCGCGGGCGAGTGCCGGCGTGCAGTAGCCCTGTTTCTGCGAGTTGGCCCGCTTGTGGTCCAGCGACTGGCCCTTCGCCGGCCACTCGATGTCCGGCATCAGGGTCAGCATTTCGCGGAATACCCATGGGCCGATGCCCAGGGCCAGCCGGGTGGCGCGGCGGGAAAGCCCGCGCGCGGCGGACTCCCGGATGAACTGTTCGGTGTTCATGAATGCATCTCCCAGAGCAGTTTCTGTCCCTGGTTGGGCGTTTCCACGCGAGGACGGCTTGGGCAGTTCCAACTGCCTCCGCCGCGGATGCCCACCAGGTGCCAACCGCTGGCGCGCAGGCTTGCGCCGGCCTCGCTGGCGAGGATGTAGGTAAGGAGCCTGCGGTAGCCGAGTGCGCGTGTTGCACGCCAGGCCGCGCCGTACAGCTTCGAGCAGCCGTTGCGCGCGCCGTCGGTACAGCAGCGGGTCACCTCGAGCGTCATCCCGTCGTCGAGGTGGCGCGCTACCGGGCGGCCGACGATGGCCACCCCTACGATGCGTTCGCCGGCGGCGAGGCCCAGGCTGAACTTATGGCCCTGGACCGGGCCGTGGTGGCGGTGGTGCTGCTCTACGAACGCATTCGCCTCGGCCAGGGTCAGCGGACACACCTCGAGGCGGCTCATGGCTGGACTTCCTGCTGAGCCACGCTCAGCGCCACCGCAACCGGGCGCACCCAGATCGGCGTATTGCTGAGCATGAAGGTTTCGCCGGCCTCGGCCAGCAGCAGCGTTGTGCCCATCACGCCGGCGATGGCCTCGGCCGCGGCCGGTGGTACGGCGTTGCCGATGCGCTCGCGCCAGTCGCTGTCGCTCAGGCCGTCGAGGATCAACTGTTCTTCCGGGTCCACCAGGCTCTGCAGCGCGGCCAGCTCCAGGGTGGTGAAGGGCCGGTGCCAGGTGCCGTCCAGCGACTGGATGATGCAGGTCAGCCGGTCGTTCGCCGCCGGCATGCGCGGGTCGGCGACGCTCCATCGGCCATTGTCGTGCCGAGCACTGGCCGATACCGCGCCCGCGGACTGGTCGAACCCTACGACACCGTAGTGCCCGCCGGTCAGGTAGGCGTCGCCCTTGGTGCGATCGAGCACGCGCGGATCAGCGATCGACAGCGCGCCGCTGGCCACCTGCTGGGAGCCGGTGACCGTGCCGGTAGCGCTTCCCCACTCGCCGACGTGCAATTTGCGGCTGCTCGCCCCTGGGTGCCAGTTGTGGTACCTGGGATCGGCAACAGCCTGGCCGCCGGAACTGGGTCCGTGTCCGGTGGTCACCGCTCCGGCGTGCTGGTCCATGCTGACCACGCGGAACACGTTCTTGTGCCACGCCACGGAAGGGCGCGGATCAGCAACGGCGAAAGCGCCCTGGCCGGTGGTGCTGGCGGCGATCACGGTGCCGGACGGACCGTCCCAGTCGGTGACCGGGTACTTGCCGAAACTCTGGCCGCGGGGATCAGCTACAGAGAATTTGCCCTGGTTCGGCCACTGCTGGCCGCTGATGGTGCCGGTGGATCCGTCCCAATCGACTACGCCGTAATTCTGGCCGTGGTTCCAGTTGGCAGAGGGTTGTGCTCGAGGATCCGCGACGGAGAACCGCCCGTTCATCGGGCGGCTCGCGCCGGCGACAACGCCACACGAATCGCCCCAGTGATTCACGCCCAGGACGCCCCGGTGGTACTCCGGCACGATGATCAGATCGCGCAGGTAGCCATCCTCGACGGCGAGGTCGTTCAGGCTGCGCCAGTCGCTGCCGGCTCGCACCAGAGCGAGGCGCACCCAGGTCTTCCACTGCAAGGACGGTACGCGGTGCATCGGGCCGGCGGCCTCGATGTCGCCGGGAAGCGGCATGCGGCCGAGGATGTCGCCGACGGCGCGGAGCGACTTCTTCTCTGGTTCGTACAGGAAGGGCGGCACTTTCTCGACGTGGCGGGCGACAAGCAGGAAGCGCTTCCGGGACTGCGCCAGGCCGCCGAGTTCGCCGCAGTCGTGAGTGGTTTCCGCCACGGCGTAGCCGAAGCCGCCGAGTAGGCCGTTGATCTGGTCAAGCAGGTGCCGGCCGCGGCTCGCCAGGCGCGGGACGTTCTCGAAAACGATCAGCGGCACTGGGTCATCAGCCCATGCCTCGCCCATCAGCCAGATGCAGCGCAGCGTCAACTCGTTCAGCGCCTGGTACTTCGGGGTCAGGCTCATCTTCTCGGAGAGGAGGCCAGAGGCGCCCTTGCAGGGGCTGGAGATGAACACCGCGTCCGGGCGCTTGCCCTGGGCGGCGCGGCGCACATCCTCGGGGGTGGCCTCACGCCAGCCTGCCGGCGGCTCCTTGCCGTGGAACCGCACGTACTGGTCGCGTGTGAAGAGGTCCAGCAGGGTGCCCGGGACACCGGCCAGGCGCTCGAAGTCGCGCAATCCGGCCGGGTCCACGTCGATCCCGCCGAGGCAGACCCATTCGGCCTCGACGTTGCCGACCCGCGGGCGCGCCCGGTTGAAACCGGCGGCACCGCCGCCCAGGCCGCAGCAGAAGTGGAAGTGGTAGAGGGTGCGCTTGATCATGCGGCGGGTTCCTTTTCGCGAACGTGAGGACGCACTGCGCTATGCGTGATGGCGCAGTGATGTCGTTGGGGCTAGAGTTGGAAGGCCCGGCATGGGGCCGGATCAAGGAGGAGAGATGCCTGACTTCAGAATCGTCGAGATCGTGTTCGATGACACCAAGGTCTATTACCGGTATGAGACGGTGGGTGTATCAACAATCGGTGGAGAGCAAACACCTGCTTATCAGCAAGACATCATCCTCAATCATTTTCGGTCTGCCGCAGGCTATCGGGGTTCTCCGACAAAGGTTGAAAGCGCTGCACTTGTTGCATCGAAGGCCGTGGGACGAGTGGTCCAAACTTTGAGCGGATCCAAGGCTCAAGCCAGGTCGACAAAGAACACTTGGGTAACCAAGGCGCATGCAGATCGTAACTATGAGGTTCTCAACACCCAGAGTCGTTAGTCTGTACGCGACCCGCTAGAAGTACGTCAGTACTCCGTGAACAGGCACTGGACGCCGCCCTGCCTGACTTGGGCGGCCCACGAGGCATGGTTGAATCGCCCACAGGGCGGCGTCCGGTGCGTGCTTGCTGGAAGAGAAAGCGCCCCGGGTGGGGCGCTGAAGTGGAGTGGCTACCGCTGGCGCAGGGCCTGGACCAGGTATGGATCGACGTCGGGTTGGCGCAGCAACCAGGCTTTGTAGTCGTTCGGGACTTGGTTGATCGGCGTGCCTTTGTGCTTGCCGTAAGGCATGACGGTCGGGATGCGTGCTTTCTCGCTCAGCGCATGGACCTCTTCCCAGGTGTCAGCCGCGTGCCCGGCGTCCATCGCTACCTCCAGCAGGAAGCGGAGGACGATAGCGCAGTTGCGGACGTCGTCGAGCGCGGCATGGGCATTGCGCAGCAGTTCGCGGGCCTGAGCCTCCCGGCCGTTGCGCCGCGCGATCAGGTACATCATGGCCGACTGGGTATGGCTGTCCTTGTCCGGGAACAGGAAGCGGCTCAGCGCGAGGGTGCAGATTCGTTTGATGTCGGGGTTCTCGCCGGCCATGCGCCAGTCGAAGTCGACATTGTGGCCGATCATCAGGAGCGGGCCGGCGGGCAGGGCGAACTCCTTCGACTCGCGGCAGCCGACCAGGTCCTGGCAAATGATGTGGTGCACGGCCTGGGCTCCAAGGCTGATCGGCACGTTGGGCTTGAAGCGTTCGTGGTAGTGCGGGAACTCCACCGGTTGGAGCGCCGCGAACTGGTGAGGGAACTCGGGAAGCTCCAGCCAGGCCGCCTCGATGATCTGGTCGGTCTTGTGGTCGGTGCCGGTGGTTTCGGTGTCGAAGATGATGGGCTTCATGGGCCCTCCAGAGGTAGAGGCGGACATCCGAGTCCGCCTTGAGGTAGGGTCAGGCCGCAGCCTGTTGCTGCTGGTCGACGAGTTGCCCGGCGTCGATCCAGACCGCTTGTAGCCAGGCCGGCGTCTTCGCCATCGGTTCCTTGAGAGTGCCGGCGACGATCACCGAGTCGATTTCCTTGTCCATGGTCACGGCACGCAGCAGTGTCAGGGCCTGACTACGACTCGGCAGGTCCAACACATCGAGGCGATCCAGCAACGCCAAGCGCAGGCCGGAGATCGTCGCGATGGCCAGGGCCATCGTCGCGTCGCACCGCCAGCGCTCCGATTCGGACAGCAGGCCGTACAGCCGGCCGCCGAACGTGACGTCGATGTCGGCGCTGATCTGCACGGGCGACCAGCCGGCGGTGCCGGATAGGCGCTGCAGCAGCTCGTTCACCGGTCCGATCGCATCGGCCAGGATCTCCGCTGGGATGCCTGCGGGCGATAGGGCATCGGCCAGGGCGCTCCAGGCGCAGACCTCGGCGTGGAAGCCGGCGGCCTGCTTGATGACGTCCTGGCGCTGCGCGGCGGCATTGAACGCTTCCTGCAGCGACTGCACCTTGGCCTGCTGCCGGTCACGCGCCTGGCGCAGTTCGTTGATCGCCTGTTCGCCGTTGGCGATCGCCTCGGCGCTGGGCGCCTGGGCGGTTTCGGCTTCCAGGGCGGCGGCCTGCGCGTCGGCGTCTTCGCTCTCCTTCAGGTCCCGCTGGCTGTTGGCGACGGCGCGCTGAGCGCTGGCAAGATACCCGCGGTACTCTTCCAGGCGTTTCGCCGCCTCGGGATCGGCAACCTTCGCCGGTGGCTGGTGCGCGACCAACTGGCCGGCCTGCAGGTCCACGGCGCCCTGGCAATGAGGGCAGGTCAGCGGCTGATGGGCGGGCTCGCCGCTGGCGGCGGCCTCGGCTGCCATCACCTTCTCCGACCATTCGTCCTGATTGGCCTCGTCGGTGGCCAGCTTGTTGCGCCGGCGGTCGGCCAGCGCTGCGGTTTCGCGCAGAGCGGTGATGCGGCTGGCCCGCGCCTGGGCGTCGGCGTGGGCGCGCTTGCTGGAGCCCAGGGTCTGCTGGGCCTCGTCCAGGTCTTGGGCGGTGGCTTGAAGTTCCGCGCGCGCCGATTCCAGTTCCTCCTCGCTGACGATGGCCGGCGGCGCCTCCGGCTCCCACCCGTTCGCCTTGTCGCTGCCGTAGTTCTCGCCGGTGATTGCCTTCCAGGCGCCGCGCGCCTCGCTGGCGTAGTCCTTTGCCTGGCCGACCATGGCGGAGAACCCGGAACGGAGCAGGGGCTTTACCTTCTCGAACAGCGCCAGGTCGATGCCCTTGGCCTTCAGGCGCTTGCCGACCTCGACCGGGCTGGCGCTGGCGCCGGTCAGGTCGAACAGCACCCGGCGGCGATCTTTGGCGTCCAGAGCGGCGAAGCGGCTGGCGTCGAGCACGAACGGCAGGAACGGCGAGTCGGCGAGCGGGGAGCCTTTGCCGCTGGGCAGCGCGACCCCGCAAGCCTGAACCTCGCCGGCCTCGTCCAGCCACTCGACACGGGCCTCGCCCTTCTTGGCGCCCTCGGTGATCAGTTGGCCGATATGCTGCTTCTGCGCAACGCGGCCGGGCTTACCGGTGAAGGCGTGGCTGATGGCGTCGAGCAGCGAACTCTTGCCTGCGCCGTTGTGGCCGGCCACTAGGAGCACCGGCGCAGAAACATCAAGGGCCGCATGACGCAGCCCTTGGAAGTTGGTGATTTCGAGTTTCGTGATGCGCATGGCTCACTCCAGGTCGAGGGCGATATCCCCCGGCTTCTTGACGACGCGGTAAGTGTTCAACTCGCGGGATTCCTCGTTTTCCTGCTCGAGCACGATGACGCCCTGGTCCAGCAGTTGGAGAACGACGCGCTCGGCTTCCTCGGTGGTGAGAGCGAAGCGCGATTGCAGCCAGGCCGCGTCGAACACGTCCTTCTTGGTGGCGACGCCGATGGCGATCTCGCCCAGGGTGTGGCCGGCGAAGCGCTCGACGGTGAGTTGCGGCAGCTCTTGGAACTCGGCATCGACGACGTCGCTGTCGTCTGCTGGTTGCATACCGCCCCAGGCGCCGGCGTCTTCCATGTCGTGGTCGCCGCCATTCAGGTCCAGCGGGTTCTGGTCCGGGTCAGGCTTGACCTGGTCCATGCCCTCGGTGAACTCGTTGGCGCCGCCGATGATGAGCAGGCAATCCTTGTTCACCGCGAACAGCAGGTCCTCCTTGTGAGGGCTGCTCGGATTCACCACGAATACGGCCTTCATCTTGTCCTTCGCGGTCATCGACTCCAGCTTGCCGTAGACCGTGTCGCGGTCGCCGCCGGCAATGGTGTGGACCGCGATGGTGGCGGCATTCCGTACCTGGCGCTCCAGGCGGTCGATGATGTCCTGCTGCTTGGCCTCGGGAAGCTTCTGCCAGCAGTCCGGCATGATCCGGATTTCCTGGATCAGTCCCTGCAGCAAGCTCTTGCCGAGCGTGTCGGCGGTCATGTTCATGAAGTGCGGGTTGTTGCTCATCGGGAATGGGTCCTATTCGTTGGCGATCCGTTCCAACTGCTCGAGTTGGGCGTCGCTGAGGTAGGTGTGGGCGCCGTAGCGCTGGAAGTTGCTGCGGAGGTCGGCCAGGAACTGCTCGTCCCAGTCCGTAGCGGCGTTGAGCTCGGCCGCGCCGAGTAGCGCGGCGAACTCCTCGACACGGTCGAACTGCTCTTCGATGGTTCGGCTGGGCATGGCCGGTTACTCGAGATTGAGCCCTTCGTCGCCGGTGTCCGACTGCTGGCCCGGGGCGGGTTCAGTGATTTCGCCGGTCTCGGTGTTCACGCCGTCCGGGACCTGGTCCTGAGACTGGTCGTCAACAACGCTGTATTCGCCGGTGAGGATGGACGCGTTGTCTTGGTCCAATCCGGCGTCGGCGCGTTCGTCCAGGGTGACTGCGGTCTGCAACTCGATGCTGACCGGCAGGTACTTGAACAGCCGGCGGATGACGGTCTTCTTGGCCATCTCTTCGTAGTGGGTGACCCAAGGCCCGTTTCCGGATGCCTTGCTGGTGGCGCGTACTTTGTCGACGTCGGCCTTGCTCATGACCTCGAATTGCACGCCGCCGTCCTTCAGCTTGGCGACCGCGTAGACGTGGGTCATGACGCCGCGTTCACCCTCTCCCGGAACGTGCTGGACGTCTTCGTCGAGGCCGTAGCGATAGCTGAACTGGTCGTTCTGGTGCACGGTGCGCGCGGTGAGCGAAACGATCTGGCCGGAGCGCCGGGCAAGGTCAATCATCCCGCGGTAGCCGATGATCAACTGGACGTTCGACAGGCCATCTTTCGCCTTGCCGTTGCCGAACGGCAGCAGGTAGGCATGGCCGAGAGCGTTACCCGGTTCCAGGCCGAGCTGCGCGCATTGCATCACGGCGCCGAGGAAACTCTCCTGATTGCATTTCGCCAGGGCCGGTACTTTGCGGATCTCGGTCAGCGCGATGCGCGCGAGTCGGTCGGCGGTCATGTGCTTCGGAAGCGCCAGGGCCATCTGGGCTTTGATCTTCGGGTCAGTCATCAGGTGGGCCAGCGTTTTCGGCTGGCCATTGTTGGCGACATTGCCGGTCGCGGCGGCTTTCAGGGCGGTTGCGGACATGCTGGGCTCCGGTTACTTGAGGCGGAAAACGCGGGATTCGCTGGTCTTCTTGAACTGCTCGAACAGCGCGGGGTGAGCTTCCTTGAAGGCGGATTGGTCGAAGCGGTTGGTGGTCTGGGACTTCCACGTCAGTACCGACTTGCCGTTGACCGTGAGTTGGGCGTGGTCCTGCATGAAGAGCTTGATGCGCTCCTCTGTGGACTCGATCTCGTACTCCAGGCCCTTGGCCTTGGCTTTCAGTTCGCGCAGGCGGTTGAACACCTCCACGACCTTGCCATCGGCCTCGATGCTGGTTCCGGCGTCACGCTCGAACAGCCGGAGGATGTCGCTGACAGCGGTTGCTTCGGGCGGATCCAGGCGCTGGATGCGTCCCCAGAACTCGACCTCCTTCTCGCGAATCGCCGCGATGGTTTCGTCGTCCCGCTCGACGCGGTACACGCGGAAGTCGTCGCCGCCGATCAGCACGCCGAAGATGCAGACCTGGCGGCCGGTGACCATCAGGCCGTGCATGGCCTGGGCGGTGTAGTGGACTGGAATGGCATCGGTCTGAACCTCACCCCAGTCCTTTGCCTTGAATGGGCTGACCGTCTTGATCTCGATGTTTTCGCCGCTGGCGGCCTCGGCGTCGATCTCGGCGGCCATGAAGTCGTGCTGCTGGTCGCGGTAGCGGTTTCCGCGACCGATGATCTTCAGGCCGGTCTCTTCGGCCAGCAGGTCGATGACGTAGGGCTCCATCCGCTGGCCACGGGTGAAAATCTTCTGCTTCGCCGGGTCGACGGGACCGGTGCGCGGCTGGATCTTATCCAGGTACACGTCCAACGGAGTGCGCCAGGGGCTGATGCCGAGGATGCCGGCGACATCGCTGCCGCCGAGGTACTTGGTGCGGTCGAGCGCGCCGACCGATGCGAGAGCTGCAGTCATGGGGCTGGTCTCATTTCAGGGTGAGTGTGGTTGTTGCGTGAAGGCGGGGGTTGCGCCGGAAGCGCAGAACGCAGAGGTCGCCGCAGATGTTGGCGAAGAGCGGGTTGTGGTAGCCGTGGCGGTTGGCCAACTCGACGGCCTGGCGGATGCTCTTTCCGGCAAACTCTTCGATATCGTCGAGTTGGTCGTCGATGATCGAGCGAACGGGGCGGGTGGTCATAGGTCGATGCTCCTCAGTTCCTGCTGTCTCGCATCCGCTGCGGCGTCGAGCCGGCGGCGCATGTCGTCGTATTGCCGGGTGCCGATGGCGTCCAGCGTGTAGGCCATCTCGATCTGGCCGCGCCATACCAACTGGTCGTGGCGCGGGATCACCGACCGACGCATAGCGACGATCGCTTCCTCGATCACGCCCTCGGCGCGCTCATTCGCCCAGGCCATCGTCGTCCTCCGGCTCTTCGTCCTCGGGTTCCGGTTCCGGGTCCGGCTGGTCCCAGAGCGGGTCGACGGCACGGTCGTAAGCGAGTTGCGCGTTGCTGAAAGCCTCGCGGTTGCGGCGCTCGCGGTATGTCCACATCGGGATGCTCTCCGTGGTTCACCTGCATTCGGCAGCACCCAGGCACACGGCAGTCGTGCCCGGTGGGGCGCCGTGGTGGGTGCTCTCGAATGGAGGTTGAAAAAAGCCCGGCCGGAGCCGGGCGAAGAGGGGGAACGCTGCATGCGCAGCGGGGGGTGATCTGGCCGGTGTCGATCTCCGGCGTAAGGCGCTTCTTAGGCGGCATCGAGCTGGCTTATTTGCTTGAGCCATCCTCATGAGTCAGCCACGTCCCATTGCGCATCGACCTACGCATTCAAATCACTCCCCGCTACGCCCTGGCTATGCCAGGAGCAGGAAAGAGAAGGGCGCCGCCAAGCGCCCTGTCTCCACTTACATGCACCGCCTTATGTGAAAGCGGTTGGGTACAGGCTCGACCGCATGTTGGCGATCTGCCGTTGGGGCTGGGCTACATGTCGAGATCCTCCGTTGTGCGCGCCGTTGGACCGGCGGGCGCTCGCCGTGGGTTAAACGCCCGGCAATAGGCCAGGCGCCGAAGTCAGGAGATCGCTACGCAGTTGCGCAGCAGCACCGGCGTGGCCTGGCCTTCTAGCCAGATCACCGCCATGCCGGAGGCGGAAACTTTGGCTTGAGTGAGCGTTCTGGTGCGGATGGGGATGGAGTCGCGGAGCGGACGGTACTCAACGGCCACCTGGGCCGGGTGCTCTCGGTTCCAGGCCTCGACCAACTCCGCCGGCGGCACCGGACGGACGTTGCCGATCTGCTGGTAGATCTCGGAGCGGTGAATGGCGACGTCGTCCGGGGCGGTGATGCCGAGGCGCACCTGGTCGCCTTGGCTGCCGAGGACCGTGATGGTGATGTTGTCGCCGATATGCAGGGTTTGGCCGGGTCTTCTGGTCAAGATCAGCATGGTGTGACTCCGTTCAGGATGCTGGACGTGCGGGCTCAGGCCGGCTCGCAGTGGGAAAGGGCAACGCAACCGGACACTCCGGCGAGCCAGACGACAGCGGTGTGTCCGCCGAGGATCTGGGCTTCAGTAGTGGTACGGGTGCGCTTCGGCGCCGCGCCGCGATGGAATCGGTAGTCGACCTCGGTGCCGACGGGGTATGCGGAATTCCAGGCAGTAACGGTCGCCGCCGGGTTGGCGTTTCGCTTCATCGTGTGTCTCCGGATAGATTGCGGTAGGGCTGGTGTGCAGCCCCGGGGACCAGGGCGGTGCTGATCTCCGTGCTCGCTGCTGTTTTCCGGGAAGACCCCGTAAGATTTGCAGTGCCACTGCCGGGGCAGCGCCTCAGCCTGCGCATTTCAGACCACTCTCCGATACAGCCTGGCGATGGAGCCAGGTGGATCGGGCCTGCGTTGGGGAACCCGGCAGGCGCGGGTGGCTCACTCTTCGAATTCGACGAACTCACCATCAGCGCTCAACTGATACCAAGTGTCCGGCTCTACGCCGTTCTCCCCGACCTTGCTGGCGCGGATATGGATGAGGCGCCCCTCGTCGTCGCGATGACATAGGACGATGGCGCTACCAGCAGATGCGCGAGCGCGGCCTTCGATGCCCAGGGATGCGGCGACGGACTCCTTGCCGCTGACCTCGGCTGCCGATTGGTAGCCGGTGTTCGACGCTGCCGAGTAGTCGCCGGTGTTCGACGCTGCCGATTGGTAGCCGGTGTTCGACGCTGCCGAGTAGTCGCCGGTGTTCGACGCTGCCGATTGGTAGCCGGTGTTCGACGCTGCCGATTGGTAGCCGGTGTTCGACGCTGCCGAGTAGTCGCCGGTGTTCGACGCTGCCGAGCGGTTGCCGGTGTTCGACGCTGCCGAGTAGTCGCCGGTGTTCGACGCTGCCGAGTAGTTGCCGGTGTTCGACGCTGCCGAGCGGTTGCCGGTGTTCGACGCTGCCGAGTAGTCGCCGGTGTTCGACGCTGCCGAGTAGTCGCCGGTGTTCGACGCTGCCGAGCGGTTGCCGGTGTTCGACGCTGCCGAGTAGTCGCCGGTGTTCGACGCTGCCGAGTAGTCGCCGGTGTTCGACGCTGCCGATTGGTAGCCGGTGTTCGACGCTGCCGATTGGTAGCCGGTGTTCGACGCTGTTTCGCCCACCACCGTCTGCTCAACCGACTTATCTACCTTGCTCATGACCCAGTCGATGGCCCGCGAGATCATGGTCGGCATGCTGATTTCCGCCTCCACCACCAGGGTGGCGCTGGCGATCTTGCTGTCATCGTTGTGACGGCTCAGATGCCCCGAAGCCTTCACGATGGCGAATCGGCTTTCGCTTGGGGCGTAGTAGCCGAAGACATCAAGGGGATACTCGCAGGAGTGGAAGCCCGAAGCGCATGCCTCTACCTCACCCTCGTGCTTATAGGTTCCGCCGATCTCGAACTGGTAGCCGCGGCAGGTCAGGTCTTGCTTGAACCCCTTGTAAGCGGTCACGACCTCTTCGGACGCAGCCTTTTTCTTGCTCGCCATCGCGATTCTCCGTTTTAGGTTTGCCCTGGGTTGGGCGATAGGGCGCCCGGATGGGCAAATGGGTTGGAGCTGGTGATGCCCCGGCGAACCGGGGCGGTTGGATTTCCTCGATGCGCCTGTCTCCAAGCGCATCTGAGAAATCGGTGTTTCTCCCGCGTTCGCCTGCTGGGCTTCTACAACCCGCGGGTGTTGCTCATTGCTGTCATTCCCCTTACTGCGGCGCCGATTGCCGCGCGGCACAGCCAGGTTCCTGCCCATTACCGCCGGGGTGGCGGGGCGCATTGCTTTCCGGGTCATTCGCTCGGTTCGGTCTGGTCCTCGTCCGCCGCAGGTTCTTCCTGCGTTGCCCAGGCCCGCATTGCCTGAGTGCGGATCGCCGGTCGCCGGTAGAGGCAATGCGATCTGTTGTTGATGTGTTGTGCTGTCGGGTTGTTAAAGAGCGCGGCTCGGCGGCCTGGCCAGCGGTGTGTTGCTGGCGTTGAGTAAATTAAACATGGCGTTTATTCTTGTGTCAACACTAAATGTTTATTTTCGTTTATAGATTGAGGGCGGAGACGCCCATGGCTTTGGGATAAGGCCTGCGCGTCAAGAACTTGCGTTAGGATGCTGGCGTTGCCGGGATGGCATTTTTTTAAGGAGATGGTGATGCGGATGATGTCTCTTGCTGCCGGAGCACTAATGCTGCTGACTGGCTGCGAAGTGTCTCAAGACATGGCTGTTGAGAAGGGAAAGGACATGGTGGCCTCGGCCCTCAAGGACCCAGATTCAGCAAGCTTTTCCGGGGTCTACATGCTTGAGACCGACGTTATCGGTGACACTCATTACGGGTACTTATGCGGAGTAGTGAACTCCAAGAACTCGTTCGGTGGATACACGGGGAATCGTCGGTTCTCTGCGCGCTTTCAGTACTCGACTGGCGGGCAGTTGGAGGTGAGCTATCTGCAGCTAGAGGAAGGCCGGAACGCCAAGGAAATGTCCGATGGCGTCACCTTTTTCGAATCCTTTTATTGGAGAAAGCGGTGCCTGCAAGGAGAGGCGCAGCCCGTAATCACCAAGGCGCCAGAGCCGAAGGGGAGCTTGATGGCGCTCCAAGTCGGGCAGCGCTCACTGCCTGCCAAGCAGAAAATAATCACCCGTCTTTCGCCCGACTTGACTGCGGCCACTTCACTCCCAATTGAAAAGGGGCAGATCGTTACTGTTCAGGAGGCTAAGGAGGGCTGGATTCGGATCTCGAAAGACCCCGAGAGTCCACAGTGGATTGTTCCAGAACTTGTGGATTGGGCATCACCATAGATTGTGGAAAGAGGGCGGGGCTAGAAGCGAAAAGCCCCGCTGGCGTGGGGCTTTCGACTTGAACCCAATCAGAACTTCTGCCCGTTCCACCCGTAGATCACCTGGGCAAAGATGGTCAGTTCACCTTCGCGATCCGCCGCTACCTCAATCGGACGGTAGCGATCGTTGTCCGACAGGATGCTGAGCCCGTCGAGGTGACGCTGGATTCGCTTGATGTGCAATTGCCCGGACATCATGAAGAAGTAGATCGCGTCGCATTCGACTGCTGTAATCCCCACGTCAACCAGTAGTGGGTCGCCGTTCCTGATGGTGGGCGACATGCTGTCGCCGCGGCCGGAGATCAGCTTGATGTTGTCGATTGAGGTGTAGACCAGGTTTTGCCTCACCCAGGCAGCGTCCAGAGTCATTGAGTCGACGACACTGTTGAAGTCCGGCGGCTCGGTGCCAGGCCCCATTGAGCCGGCGACATCGAAGCGCTCAATACTGATCAGTGAGCGGTAGCTGGCGATCTTCTGCGCGAGTGGAACTGGTAGAGGTGCAATGTCGATCCGTTCAGTCGCCACCTTTGGCTCTTCGCCGTACTCTAGCCACTCCGGGCGGACGCCAAGTACTGATGCCGCCTTGAGCAGCTTGCCCTTGGCCAGTCCTCGTTTAAACCAGTTGTGGACGTTCTGGGACTCAGTCCCCATATCTCGTGCAAAGTCTGCGTAGGGAATCCGGCGCGAGTCCAGTTCGCGGCGGAGCCTTTCTCCTGATGTATTCATAAACAAAGAGTTTATCCACCTTGCGCTCCAGCGGAAATAAACGTAACGTTGAATAACGTTTATGTCTCTGCGGAGAATGTTTATGGCAAGTTCGCCACTCGAAAAAGCAATCCTCGCCGTGGGGTCTGCGAAGGCTCTTGCGCAGAAGGTCGGGGTCACCCCGATGGCGGTCACTCAGTGGAAGGTCCGAGGTATTCCGGCCAACCGAGTTCACTCCATCGTGGCTGCATGTGCAGGCGCTGTCTCAGCCGAAGAGTTGCGTCCTGACCTGTTCAAGGCTGCCTGACCATGTCGACGAGCAAGTTAACCCCCGAGCAAGAGTCAAGATCACGCGATTTCGAGGCGCTGTTCTTGAGCCAGCTTCTGTCGGTGGGCCAGAAGGTCGTCGCCGATTCAGTCGGCTTGAGCGAGTCGGCTATCACCGGGTGGAAGAAGGACGGCCTCATCGAGCGCTTCTGCAAGGCCGCCTCGGTGCTTGAGCTTCAGATCGTTCCCCAGCATGCGGTGGTCGTCAGCGCGGACTATCTCCGTTCGCTGGAGACGCTGGCCGAACTGGGCCTCAAGGCCGAGAAGAAGCGGCCAGGACCGCTGGGTTGGGACTGAATGCCGTCCTTCCAGATTGGCCAGCCGGACGGCGAAGAGTTCCGTGGTCCGGACGCTCGCCCGGTCACCGAGGTACTCGATTGCGTGCTGAGCGGGCTCGGTAGAGCTGTACCAGTTCCGGCGGGAAGCGTCGAGTTTCACCAGCAGATGGCTCTGCAGGCCGCCCAGCAGATCAAGCAGAGCTACAGCCATATCGCGAAAGAGAAAGCTCGCCGGGAGTGCCTTGCGCATCTCCGGGCATCGTTACGCAGGCCGAAGGAGGCCTTCCATGCAACTCCCTGAGCCACTTGTTCCGCTCGAGTGTGACGTGCGGGACTCACCCATTACGACCGACATGCTCATAGAACTGGCCGTGGCCATCTTCGGCCTCAGCGTGGAAGAGGCCGAGAGCAAGGTCCGCGCTGCGATCTCCGACAACCCCGTAAATCTCTCGGAGGTTGGCCATGGCTAATGCGTGGTTCCGCATGTACGCGGAGTTCGCCAACGACCCGAAGGTCCAGATGCTGAGCGAGGACGCCCATCGTGTGGCGGAAATCGCCCACCGCCAGGCTGAGGCGCGCCGGTATTGCTATCCAGATTGGCGAGCTGTCGAGAGGGAGAGCGTCCTTTGTGGCGACGCTTTCATGTCCGCGTTCGAGGAGCTCTGTGCTTCGGGCGTGGTGTTCTCTGGCTTTCCGAGCCTCCTTGTGGCCCTCGCGGATGCCTGGCCGCTTGCCCCCATGTTCGGCCCGACCCAGTCGGCCAGGCCATCTGCTGAGGTCTGGCGAAAGATCAGGCGGAGTATTTTCGAGAGAGACGGATTTACCTGCCAATACTGCGGCGCCAAGGGTGTTCGCCTGGAGTGTGATCACGTCGTTCCAGTTGCGCTGGGTGGCGGTCATGACGATGAAAACCTCATCACGGCATGCATTCGCTGTAACCGATCAAAGGGGGCTAAAACCCTTTCCGCATGGAGGGCAGCGTAATGGCGGCTCTTCCCTACATTCAGCTCTACGTTGCCGACTATCTGGCCGACACGATGCACCTCAGTACCGAGGAACACGGGGCCTACCTTCTCCTGATTTTCAACTATTGGCAGACCGGCAAGCCAATACCGAAGGCTCGCTTGTCCCGGATTGCGCGGGTTCCCAACGACCGTTGGCCTGCCGTTGAAGCTTCGTTGAACGAGTTTTTCAACGATAACGGCAACGAGTGGGTGCATGAGCGCATCGAGCGTGACCTACTGGCGGTCGACTCTACCCGCAACCAACGTTCTGCTGCCGGGAAGGCCTCGGCGGCGGCAAAAAAGGCCCGAAAAGAAGCGGAACATCAACGGAATTCAAACGTCCGTTCAACGACCGTTGAAAGTTCGTTGCAACAAAACTCAACGAATAGAGATACAGATACAGATACAGAAAGAGATAGTCCTACTGACGTAGGACTCGTTGACGCTTCGCCTCAACCCGGTCAGTCGACCGACCAAGACCTGTTCGAACCTGAGCAACCCGAACACCTCAACGGCCACCAGCACGGAATCAAACCGTGCCCGGCGCAGGCCATCGCAGACCTGTACCACCAGGTGCTGCCAGAGCTTCCAGCTGTCGCCCTGCTGAACGACACCCGGCGGCGCCACCTGCAAGCCCGATGGCGGGAGCACGAGGCCCACCGCTCGCTGGACTTCTGGCGAGAGCTCTTCGAGACCGTCAAGGCCTCCCCGTTCCTGATGGGCAATGTCCCCGGTCGTAACGGTGCGAAGCCATTCCGCGCCACGTTCGACTGGATCATCGCGCCGTCGAACTTCGTGAAGATCGTCGAGGGAAACTACCATGCGTGATCCGTTCAGCATGGAAGCCGAGCATGGCGTTCTGGGTGCCATGCTCCTGCGCAACGAGTTGATCGACGTGCTGTCGGCAGACCTGACCCCGGAGGATTTCTACTGGCCGGAGAACGGCGACCTGTACCGCGCCATCCTGGCTCTGCACAGCGACAGCCAGCCGGCAGACATCGTGACCGTCGGTGAATTCCTGGGCGACCGGTACCAGGTCCAAACCACTGACGGCGTGATCACCGGGATGGCCTACATCGGACAGATCATCCAGAACACGCCCAGCGTGGCGAACGCCGGAACCTACTCGCGGATCGTTCGGGAGCGAGCGGTTGACCGAGCTTTGGCGGCTGCGGGGGACAGACTCCACGAGCTGGCGCTCAGCGAGGCCGCCCAGGCCGACAAGGTCGGCGCCGCCCAGGCCATGGTCATGGCGCTGGACTCGAAGACCTCGACGCACGAGGTGCGCCATGCCGCTGACGTGCTGACCGACCACATCGAGGAGTTGCAGCGCCGCTCCGACCTCGGCGGGAAGCTGGATGGGCTGTCAACCGGCATCGGCGACCTGGACCAGAAGCTCATGGGCCTGAAGCCTGGCGACATGGTCGTGATTGCTGGTCGTCCTGCAATGGGCAAGACCGCGCTGGCGATCAACATCGCCGAGCACGTCGCCTGCGACCTGGGTGACCCGGCCCTGGTGGTCTCGCTGGAGATGACCAACGGCGGACTGATGGATCGCATCCTGGCATCCCTCGGTCGCATCCCGCTGACCGCGATCAAGGACGGCTCCGCACCGTCCAGCCACGGTGCCGAACTGGGATCTGCCTCGCTGAAGGTCAAGCGCTCGAAGTTGTACATGGCCGATCGCCCCGGGCTGAACGCCGCTCGACTGCGGGCCCTGGCCCGGCGTCACAAGCAGCGCCATGGGTTGAGCCTGCTGGTGGTGGACTACCTGCAGCTGCTGGAGAGCTCCGGCAAGTCAACTCGCACCGAGGACGTCAGCGACATGTCCCGCCAGTGCAAGCTGCTGGCGATGGAGCTTGGTATCCCGGTCATCGTGCTGTCGCAGCTCAACCGCTCCCTGGAGCAGCGGCCGAACAAGCGACCGATGATGTCAGACCTGCGCGAGTCCGGGGCGATCGAGCAGGACGCCGACGTGATCATGTTCGTGTACCGCGACGAGGTCTACCACCCGGATACCCAGTACCGCGGCGTGGCTGAATTGATCATCGCGAAGCACCGCAACGGCGAGCCAAGCACTGTTCGGTGCGCGTTCCTGGGTAAGTACTCGCGATTCGAGCAGCTCGCTCCGGGCGCGCTGGACGAGTTCGATTTCGACGAGCCTCAGCAGGCGCCGAAGGCCACCAGCATGGCGGAGCGCTACCGCAGGATGAAGGGAGGGCGCGCCAATGGCTGACCTCCGCCCAGTGCTGTTCACGGTCCCCGGCGAGCCGGTGGGGAAGGGGAGACCGCGTATCGGTCGCGTCGGCGCCCACACAAGGATGTTCACGCCGGCGAAGACGGCGAACTACGAGGGGCTGATCGCACACAGCGGACAGCAGGCCATGGCGGGTCGCGCGCTGTTCGAGGGCCCGGTGCTGGTCGAGCTCGACATCGCGCTGAGCATCCCTCAAGCGATGTCGAAAAAGCGGAAGTCGCTGGCCCTGGCCGGCGGCCTGTACCCCACCAAGAAGCCCGACATGGACAACGTGATCAAGGCGATCTACGACGGCCTGAACGGCGTTGTCTGGAAGGACGACGTCCAGGTCGTGAAGGCGGTTGTGGGGAAGCGCTACGGCGAAACGCCGGGCGTGCGAGTGAAAGTCGTCCCTCTCCTCGAGGGCGAGCAGTGACTACAGGAAACTACAGGGGAGAGTCGAAATGAGACTGATCAGCGCGCGCCAGGCGTGGCATGACGCCTTCTACGAGAGTCGGAGCTCAGTGCTGGCGGTGGCGGCCGACAAGGCCGCGCTGGGCAAGAAGGGGCGGGTGGCCAACGAGACACACCCCGACCGTAAGGACACCAATGGGCGTAGCGCCCACATGCTGGCCGCCGGCCTGGTGCAGGCTGCCATCCGCTCGCTGCCGAAGCCGCTGCAGCACTTCGGCCACACGCTGTACTCGCCGCTGGCCACCGGTGACGACGTGGCGATCGCTCACGGCCTGGTCTGGATCGGCGCCGGCCTCGGCCAACTGACTCAGCGCCAGGGCGAGCGGGCTTACTGGATGGCGCTGGCGGCGATCAACTCGCACAAGCGCGCCGTCAATGGCCGCGACACACTGCGCCCGGGCGAGGTCTGCCTCTTCATCGAGGAGCGCCTCGGCTGTCGGATCGACCCCAGCCACTGGGCTCGGGACTACGCCAACACCTGGGAGCGGCTGGCGCGCCACGTCGACAAGTTGGATGCCCAGGCGCTGAAGCCGGTCGCCGAGGTGGTGGCGAAGCAGAGCGGCCTACGGAAGGGGCCGGGCTGGCGCTGGCATCAGGTTGACCGCGATACGGTGGCGGTGCAGCGCGCAGAGGCCTACGCCGAGCGCCGGGACCATCACCAGCAGCGCCTTGCCGAACGCCTGCGCGGGATGTCGGACCAGCAGTTGACGCGGTGGGCGGCGAGGATGAAGCGGTACGGGGAGGCATACCGGGAGGAGTGGGGCGAGGACATCCTGGAATGCCCCAGTGTTCACCAGCGCTACCACGACCGCGTGGCGGCCTACTGGGCCCAGCGGGAGCGCCTGAAACGGGTCGCTTGACGATTTGGCGAGCATTTGGGTATCGTTTTGCCATTGTGCACAGTTGCACCCGATCAACAGATTCCCCCGAAAACCCGGCCCTGGCGCCGGGTTTTTTCGTTTCTGGAGCACCACATGGCTGAACCGACGAGCAGCGGAGCAGTAGCAGCAGCCGGCGCCGTCGGGCTCACTGCCACCGCAATCATCCCCGGAGTAGACGTCAATGCGGTGATCGGCGGCTTCGCCGGCGCGCTACTGTTCGTGCTCTGGGCCCACGACCTGACCATGGCCAGGCGCCTCGGCTACCTGCTGGCGTCCTGGGTGGGCGGTTACTACGCCGCCACCGAGGCTGTCGGGCGGGGCGCGACCCAGTTCTCCGGACTTCCCGCACTGGTCACCGCCGCGCTGATCGTCACGATCCTGATCGGCGTGCTCGACTGGATGATCGGTGGCCGCGCGCCGGCATGGCTCCAGATCGTTCTGCAGCGCATCGTCGGCATGATCGGAGGCCGGAAAGATGGTTGACCTGGTGACCCTGGCGGCTGCGGCCGTCTGCGGCGCTATCAGTTGCCGCATCTTCACGTACCAGCGCCACGGTGCAACGTACCGGTTCGGCGTCTCGCTCTGCGCGTACATCCTCGCCGCTGGGACCGGCATGCAGGCGCTCTCGATCAGCTTGGCCGTGCTGATGGCGCGCCACGCGACGCCGATATCGCCCTACCTGCTGGCGGTCCTGGTTGTGCTGCTGGTGCTGGTCTACCGCAACAAGGGCAACATCGCGCCCATCCTGAGGCTCAGTTGAGGTGATCCATGGCGCTGACCAAGAAACAGCGCCTGTTCGTCGACGAGTACCTACTTGACCTCAACGCGACGCAGGCCGCGATTCGGGCCGGCTACAGCACCCGGCGCGCGGCGGAGATTGGCTATCAACTGCTCCAGCGGCCGGAGGTCGCCCAGGCTATCCAGGCCGCCATGGCCCAACGCTCCCAGCGCACACAGGTCGAAGCCGACTACGTGATCCGCCGGCTACGCGAGATCGACGAGATGGACGTGCTCGACATCCTCGAGGACGACGGTTCGTTCCGGTCGATCCGCGACTGGCCCAAGGCCTGGCGCCAGTTCCTGTCCGGCATCGAGATCGCCGAGTTGTTCGAGGGCCGCGGTGACGACCGCCGCATCGCCGGCGTGCTCCGCAAGGTCAAGTGGCCGGACAAGCTCCGCAATCTGGAACTGCTGAGCCGGCACGTCGGCACCGAGTCTGCCGCGCTGGATCTTGAGTTGAAGCGCCTGGACGTGGCGAAGAAGCGCGCCGAACTGAAGCTGCTGGAGAACCCTGAGGAAGAAGCGCCGCCAACCAGCGTCGCAGTGACCATCATCGATGCGAGGGTGCGCGATGCCGACGCTTAATGTGCCGCAGGCGAAGTTCCTGGCCCTGCCGCACAAGTTCTGTGGCTTCGTGGCTGGGTTCGGCTCCGGAAAGACCTGGGTGGGCTGCTCAGGGCTCGCCCAGCACGCCTGGGAGTGGCCGCGCATCAACGCAGGCTACTTCGCACCGACCTACGCCCAGATCCGCGACATCTTCTATCCGACGATGGAGGAGGTGGCCTTCGACTGGGGGCTGCGGACGAAGATCAACCAGGCGAACCATGAGGTTCACCTGTACAGCGGTAGCGCCTACCGCACGACCATCATCTGCCGCTCCATGGAGAAGCCGCAGACCATCGTCGGCTTCAAGGTCGGCCGCGCGCTGAGCGATGAGATCGACGTTTTACCAGCGCAGAAGGCTCAGCAGGCCTGGCGCAAGATCATCGCGCGGATGCGCTACAAGGTGGACGGCCTGCGCAACCGTGTCGACGTCACCACCACCCCGGAGGGCTTCAAGTTCGTCTTCCAGCAGTTCGTGAAGCAGTTGCGCGAGAAGCCGCACCTGCAGGACCTGTATGGCCTGGTCCAGGCCAGCACCTACGACAACGAGGCGAACCTTCCGGACGACTACATCGATTCCCTGATGGAGTCGTACCCGCCGCAACTGATCGCGGCGTACCTGCGCGGCCAGTTCGTCAACCTGACGTCGGGCACCATCTACACCGCCTACGACCGCACTCTCAACGCCTCGCAGGAGACGGTTCAGCCAGGCGAGCCGATATTCGTGGGTATGGACTTCAACGTCGGCAAGATGGCCGCCGTGGTGCATGTGAAGCGCCTGGGCCTGCCGCACGCGGTCGACGAGATCGTCAACGGGTACGACACCCCTGACATGATCCGCCAGATCAAGGAGCGGTTCTGGCTGTACGCCGACGGCGACTATCGGCCGACCCGCCAGATCAGGATCTACCCCGACGCCTCCGGCGACTCTCGCAAGTCCGTCCGGGCCAGCGAGACCGATATCGCGCTGCTCAAGCAGGCCGGCTTCGTCGTCTCGGCGCCCACCGCCAACCCGCCGGTCAAGGACCGGATCAACTCCATGAACGCCATGTTCTGCAACGCCAAGGGCGAGCGCCGGTATCGGGTCAACCCCGACCGGTGCCCGACCTACGCCGATGCCCTGGAACAGCAGGTGTGGGGCGCCAACGGTGAGCCGGACAAGTCCGCCGACATCGATCACCCCAATGACGCGGGTGGCTATTTCATCCACAAGGAATACCCGATCACGAAGTATTCCCTCGCAGGTGTTTCCTAATGGGCGTAAGGCGCTTCCTCACTGACAAGCTGGTCAACTTCGTGGCCAACTTGGGCACGGAGCGAGACAAGGCCGCCGGCAGCTTCTACGCGCCGGTCGTGCTCACCGATGAGCAGTTGCACAACGCGTATCGCGGCGCCTGGTTCCCGCGCAAGGTCGTCGATATCCCGGCGAAGGATGCGACCAGGCGTTGGCGGGCATGGCAAGCCAGCAAGGCGCAGATCGAGAAGATCGAGGCCGAGGAGAAGCGCCTTCAGGTCCAGGCCCGCACCATGGAGGCTCTAATCAAGGCACGGCTCTGGGGCGGCGCAGCGATCTTCATCGGTACCGGCGAAACTGACACCAGCAAGCCTCTGGTACCCGAGCGAGTCCAGGCCGGCGGCATCAAGTATCTGACGGTGATGAGCCGGCGCGACCTGTCGGCAACCGAGCAGGATCGTGACGTCATGTCACCGAACTACGGCAAGCCCAAGGCCTACCGGCTCGGCGGCAGCGCGATCGAGATTCACCCGTCCCGGCTGGTGATCTTCACCGGCGCCGACATCCCTGACCAGGACCTGGCCAGCGGCAATCAGTTCGGCTGGGGAGACTCGGTCCTGCAGGCCGTGTTCGAGGCCATCCAACAGATCGACAGCACCATGGCCAACGTGGCCAGCCTCATCTTCGAAGCGAAGGTCGACGTGATCCGTATCCCCGACTTCATGCAGGGGATGCAGGACCCGAAGTACGAGAAGCTGGTGCTGGAGCGCATGCGTCTGGCGGCCATGGCGAAGGGAATCAATGGCACCCTGATGCTGGACAAGGACGAGGAGTACGACAGCAAATCGGCGAACTTCGGCACGCTGCCGGACATCATGGACCGCTTCATGCAAGCGGGCTGCGGCGCTGCCGATATTCCGGCCACCCGCATGCTCAGCCAGTCCCCCGCCGGCATGAACTCAACCGGCGAGGCCGACCTGCGCAACTACTACGACCGCATCCAATCCAGTCAGGAGCTCGACATTACGCCGGCCATGTCGGTACTGGACGAGTGCCTGGTGCGGTCCGCGCTGGGCAGCCGACCGCCGGAGATCCATTACGTCTGGAACAGCCTCTGGCAGACCACGGCGAAGGAGCGGGCGGACATCGGGAAGATCACCGCCGAGACTATCAAGACAATCGCCGATACAAGGCTCTTCCCCGAGGACGCGCTCAGCAAGGCTGCCGAGACCCTGCTGGTCGAGAACAGCGTGATGCCCGGTCTGGAGTCGGCGCTGGAGGAGTTCGGCTCCGAAGTGCCCGAGGGCGAGCAGGACGAGGAGGGAGGCAACGCATCGTCCGCCCAGGCGCTGAACGACGCGGCACCTCGCACGCTATACGTCTCGCGCCGGGTGCTGAATTCCGGCGCGATCATTGACTGGGCGAAGGACCAGGGCTTCGAGAGCACGCTGCCAGCAGAGGACCTGCACGTCACCATCGCCTACAGCCGGACACCCGTCGACTGGATGAAGGTCACCCAGGCCTGGACGGTCAAGCCGAACGGAAACCTGACCTGTTCCGCCGGCGGCCCGCGCCTGGTCGAGCAGTTCGACAAAGGGGCCGTGGTTCTGCTGTTCAACTCCTCCGACCTGACCTGGCGGCACGTCGAAATTCGCGATGCCGGCGCCAGTTGGGACTGGCCGGACTACCAGCCACATATCACATTCACCTACCAGCCCGGCAGCGTCGACCTTGACCAGGTTGAGCCGTACCGCGGCGTCATCGAACTCGGCCCGGAGGTCTTCGAGGAGATCGACGGGGGCCGGGCGGATCGCCTTGACGAGGAATAACGATGCTTCTCCATGACTCCGTGTCGGTGTCCGGCGTTCGCCGGACCGCTGACGGCTACCTCGTGGCCGATGCCCGGGTAGCGCGCACTGGCATCCAGGAATACCTGGGTTCCGAGGTCGGCAAGCCCGACATACCCATTGTCCGCGTGTACCGGCCGCCGGAATCGGTTTTCGCCGAGGACGCCATGCGCTCCTACGCCTACCGCCCCATGACCAACGGCCACCACGGCGAGGTCACCGCTGAGAACTGGAAGCAGCTCGCCATCGGCCAGACCGGCTCGGAGGTCCTGCGAGACGGCGACTTCGTGCGCGTGCCTCTGGTGTTGATGGATGCCGATGCGATCCGCGACTACGAGGCAGGAAAGCGCGAGCTATCCATGGGGCTCGAGGCAGAGGTCATTTTCGAGGATGGGGTGACCCCCACCGGCGAGACCTACGACGCCCGGCTTGGCCCGATGCGAATGAACCACCTCGCCCTGGTCGATCACGCCAGGGGCGGCGAGCAACTGCGCATCGGGGATTCGCGCACCCCCGGCGCCAAGAAACCTGCGCAAACAACCCCCACAGGAGGCCATGACATGGCTGATGCACTCCGCAAACTCCTGGTCGATGGCCTCACGATCGAGACCACCGAGCAGGGCGCCCAGGTCGTCGAGAAGCTGCAGAAGCAACTCGGCGACGCCGGGGCGAACCTCAAGACCATCCAGGATGCTCATGCGACCGCGATGGCAGCGAAAGACGCCGAACTGGCGAAGAAGGACGCCGAGATCGATGGGCTGAAGGCCAAGGTACTGAGCGACGCCGACATCGACAAACTGGTGCGTGAGCGCGCCGACCTGATCGCCAGCGCGATGCTGATCGCTGACGGCGACTATGCCGGCAAGTCCGCCGCCGAGATCCGCAAGGCGGCTGTCGTGGCCAAGCTGGGAGACGCCGCGATCAAGGACAAGCCGGAGGCGTACATCGCCGCCCGCTTCGACATCCTGCTCGAGGATGCCGCCAGTAACGACCCGGTGCGTGTCCATCTGAAGCAACAGGACAGCAAGCCGACGAACCCGGCTGACAACGGTCAGGCGGCCTACGAGGCCCGTGTTAACGGCGCCTGGAAAGGAGGTGATAAATAATGCCCGCCGTTCAAACCACCTACAGCGCGAACATCCGCCCCGGCCTGCCGGGAATGATCGTCGACGAAGTCCCGAAGACCCTGATCTCCCGCACTGTCGAGGCCTCTGCTGGCCTGGCGTTCGGCATCCCGGTCATGCAGGGAACCGCCGACAAGGCCGGCCGTGCGCCGACTACTGGCGATACCGCCGCGAAGTTCGTCGGCATCAGCGTCCGCGACCGCTCCGTCAAGGCCGAGGCTAACCAGTACAGCCAGTACGAGTCGGCCCGCGTCATGACCGAGGGCGCCATCTGGGTGACCGCTTCCGTGCAGGTTGCCGCAGGCGATCCGGTCTACTTCGTGCCGGCCACCGGCGCCTGGACCAACGTCGCGACCGACAACGTGCAGGTTGCCGGGGCGCGCTTCGACACCAGCACCACTGGCACCAATCAACTCGCTCAAGTCCGCCTGGGCTAAGGAGAAACCATGAGCCGATTCAAGCTGCTCGACGCCCAGGCCGCCCTGGGCTTCGTGGTCTCGCAGACCACCCACATCGAGCGCCAGGTCAACGAGATCGTCTACCCGGATATCCAGTATCCGCAACTGATCCCGGTCGACACCTCGGCGCCCGAGTGGATCAAGACCGTCACCTTCTACTCCGCCGACAAGGTCGGGAAGGCCGACTGGGTCAACGGCAACGCCGACGACCTGCCGCTGGCCAGCACCGAGCGCTCGAAGTTCGAGTCGAGCGTGCACATGGCTGCCATCGGCTATGGCTATGGTCTGGAAGAGATCAGCCAGGCGCAGATGCTCGGCATCAACCTGACCGGTGACGATGCCGCCGCCGCGCGTCGCGCCTACGAGGAGTTCGTGGACCGCGTAGCCCTGGCGGGTGACGCGTCCAAGGGCTTCAGTGGCCTCTTCAACTACCCGGGTGTTACCGCGGGCTCCGCCGTCACCGGGAACTGGGAAACCGCCACCGCCGACCAGATCCTGGCCGACGTGAACACCGCGCTGACCCTCCAGACGCAAGGCACGCTGTTCACCGCGTTCTCCGACACCCTGCTGCTGCCTTACGCGAAGTTCCTGCTGATCGCCACCCGCAAGGTGAACGAACAGGGTCTGGAGACGATCCTCACCTATCTGCAGAAGAACAACGTCTACACCGCCACCACTGGTCGCCCGCTCACCATCCGCGGCCTGAACGGCCTGGATGCCGCAGGCGCCGGCGGCACCGCGCGCATGGTCAGCTACCGCCGCGATCCGTCGGTGCTGAAGATGCATATCCCGATGCCGCACCGCTTCCTGCCGGTGTACCAGGCCGGTCCGATCCGCTGGGAAGTTCCCGGCATCTTCCGCCTCGGTGGCGTGGATATCCGTCGTCCGGCGGAAGTTCGCTACACCGACGGCATTTGACGGGGGTGGACCATGGCGCTCATCACCAATACCAACCGCATCACCCCCATCGGCCTGCCGAGCGGTGCCGTCATCCCGCCGGGCGCGTCTGTTGACGTGCCCGAGTGGGACGACATCAAGGACCGCAAGAACCTCGCCTTCTACGTGGTCACCGGCGTGCTGGTGGTCGAGGGCGGCGTGCAGAGTGACGGCCAGGGCGGCGAAGAGGCGTACCGCCAGCAACTGTTCGCCGAGCTGAAGGCCCTGGGCGTGAATGCCGGCGCCAACAGCAAGACCGAGACCCTGGTTTCGAAACTGGCAGAGGTCAAGGACAAGGCCACGCTGCCCGCTGACGAAGCGGCTCAGAAACAAGCGCTGATCGAGCAACTGGCCGCCCTCGGAGTGCCGGCTGGTCCTGATGCCTCTCTGGAGGAACTCCAGAAGGCCCTGGCCGACAAGCAGGCCGAGCAGCAGTAATACCCGCCTCATGGATGGTCGACCGGGCCAGGATGGCCCACCTATTCGAGAACGATGATGGCCGACTTCTACGGAACCGTGGCTGGTGCTGATGCCTACCACCATGCCCGGGGCAATGCCGCCTGGGCGGCTGCTGCTGAGGCCGACAAGGAAGCAGCTCTGGCCCGGGCATCAGCCTACATCGACGGCCTTGGCACCCAACAGCCGGTCTCTGGATGCGTGCTGGTCTTTCCTGGCAAGAAAGCCGGGGGGCGAGCCCAAGCGCTGCAATGGCCGCGCGCAGGCGCCGTTGACCGTGACGGGGAACCCGTTCCGGCTGATGAGGTGCCGCGGGAGGTCGAGCAGGCCACCTACGAGGCCGCGCTGCGCGAACTGTTGAAGCCCGGCAGCCTGAATCCGGACTACGTTGCGACCACCGCGGTGAAACGCGCCAAGGTCGGGCCGCTCGAAACCGAGTTCTTCGGCCCAGCCGAAGGCGACGAGCAGCCCAACAAGCCCTTCATCGGGGTCATCAACGATCTCTTGGCGCCGATCATGGTGTTGCGGTGCCCGATGCCAGCGGTATTCACGGTATGACCGAAGCCGAGATCCTACGCGCAATCGAGGGAAAGGAGCCGGCGTTGCAGAGGGCGTACCTGGACCGGGTCAGGTCGGTGACGGATGCCGCTGTTGTGGTTGAGATCGAGCGCTACATCAACGAGCAGGATGAGGACTCCATTGTCTCGGCGCTGTCGCTGGGGCTGCTGGCGGTGTTCCTGGAGCAACTGCGGTCCACCTACCTGGCCGGCGCGACCCTCGAAATCAAGTTTTTCCCGGGACGGCCAGTCCCGGAGTTCGACCCTGTAGGCCCGGGGCCGTCGACCTGGTTATCGGAGCATGCCCGCGCCCTGCAGCGCGACATCGATGATGCTACGCGCCTGGCTGTCCGCCACACGATCCAGATGGCCGACCTCCTGGGGCGCCCGCCGCGCGCGACAGCACTCGATATCGTCGGCCGGCGAAGCCCGCAGACCGGGCAGCGAACCGGTGGAATCACTGGACTCTCAGGCAACTACGCCCAGGCAGTGGCCAACGCCCGCGCCCAGTTGCTCAGCGGGGACCCTGCGCAGATGCGCCAGTACCTGACACGCATTCGCAGGGATCGGCGGTTCGACAGGTTGGTCGAGCGAGCCGTCGAGGCGCGTCGCCCGGTCCCGTCGGCGGATGTCGATCGCATCGTCGGCCGCTATTCCGAGCGACTGCTGCGGACCCGTGCCGAGCAGATCGCCGCGACTGAGGCACACGACGCCTTCAGCGCCGGACGGGATCAGGTCTACGAGCAACTCGTCGCCAATGGACTGGAGCGCAGCAGAGTCCTGAAGACCTGGCACAACGTCGGCGACAACCGCGTTCGGCACACTCATTCGCCGATGCAGGGCCAGCGACAGCAACTCGGTAGTCCGTTCGTGACGGGCGGTGGCGCGCTGCTGATGTTCCCCGGTGACCAGACGCTTGGGGCCGGCGACAACGAAACCGCCGGCTGCCGGTGCTGGGTCGAGTACGAAATCGGAGGTATCCGTGCGTGACGAAATGCAGGCCATTTTCGGCCAGATGTTCGATAGCGTGTTCAGCGAGTCGGTGACCGAGTTTGCTGGTGAATACCCGGCGCCGGGCGTCTTCGATCCGGTCACCGAGACCACCACCAGTCAACCCGTGCGGTACTCCGGGCGCGGGGTCTTCCACAACTACGAGGCCAACCGCATCGACGGAATCAACATCCATGTCGGCGACATCCAACTGATCGCTCTGATCAACGAGGTGTCGGACCAGCCCGCCGTCGGCCATGAACTGAGCACTACCGACGTGGTGCCGATCCTGGGTGGGCCGCTGGCGGGCTATCGCATCGTGCGCGTCGGCGGTGATCCCGTCGGCGCGCATCACGATCTGCAGTTGAGGAAAGCGTGATGGCAAAGGGGAAGGGAGGAAGGTCCTGGAGCGTGTCGCCGAGCGCCTTCATGGAGTCCGTGGAAGCCGATCTGGTGCAAAAGCAGAGCGATATGTCCATGGAGGCCCTGCGGGTGATCGTGGAGCACGCGCCTGTCGATACTGGCCGCTTCATGGCTAACAACATCGTCAGCATCGGAGAGCCGGTTTTCTACTCGCTCAATGCCTATGACAAGGCCGGCCACGAGACCATCGCCACTGGGTATGCCGAATTGGCCCACCTGGTGCCGTACTCGGTAGTCTACATCCAGAACAATCTCATCTACGCCGGCGCGCTGGAGGATGGCCACTCCGGCCAGGCCCCGGCGGGAATCTACGGCGTGGCCCATCTGGCAGTCAGCGCGAAGTTCACCAAATGACCTTTGAGCAAATCCGCAGCGTGATCATCAGCCGGATGACCGCATGGACCGGCATCCCAGGCGATGACGTCGATTACCCGAACAACCAAAAAGGGCCATTCAAGCCGGACGGGAAGCCGATCTGGGCGCGCCTGGCGGATATCCCTGGCGCCTCTGCGGCTACCGAGATCGGCAACGGCCCCTGTGTTCGCCGCAGCGGCCTGATCATCGTGCAACTCTTCGTGCCGACCTACAAAGGCACGCTGCTGCTGACCCGGACCGCCGATACGCTGCGCGAGCACTTCGAGTTCTACAGCGACCCGGTCCTGCCGTTCGAGTGCTTTGCCGTCTCCCAAGCCGTTCCCGGCGATGATGGGCACGGCTGGTACCAGGCCAACCTGACGATCCCCTACCGGGCTGGTTGAGCCCGACTTACCCACCGCCGCACGGCGGTTTTTTTTCGCCTATCACAGGAGAAACGCCCCCATGAGTAGCGGCGCGAAGGTCCAGCTTGCCTGGATCAAAGAGGTAACCCCCGGCGTCACCCCGCCGGGCGACTGGCACACGCTCACCCGTATCAGCAACGGGGTGACACCGACCTACAACTCCGAGGCCAACAACGAGATCGGTGCCGACCGTATGGCCCAGGGTACCGCCATGACCACCGTCGACGTTGGCGGTGACATCGAGAGCAAATGGCGCTACGGGGCGCTGGATGAGTTCATGGCCTCCTGCTTCGGCAAGAACTGGGTCGCGAACGTCCTGACCATGGGTAACGACCGCATCTCCTTCTCCCTGGCCACCTATGCCGCGGATATCGGCGTCGCCGGTATCGCCCGTGGCGCCCAGGTTGCGACGATGGCGTTCGACTTCCCGGGCGACAACGAGATCACCGTCACCACCACGTTCGCTGCCACCAGTTGGAGCGATAAGGCCGATGACACCTCGTTCATCGTCAACGCCCAGCCGGAGCCGGCGCAGCGCCGCTACTCGTTCAAGGACATCAGCGGCCTGAAGCTCAACGACCAGCAGGTGGGAGAGGGCAATGCCTGCGTCGACAGCTTCAACCTGCAGTTCGACAACGCGGTACAGACCCAGCGCTGTATCGGCAACGGCAACCCGTTCCCGGGCAACATCATCCCCACGACTTTCACGCCGTCGGGATCGATCACGATCAGTTGGTCGAAGATGGCCTATCAGCTCTGGAAGGCACAGCAGACCGGTGACGCCATCAGTTTGGAGTTCACCGTCAGCAACGCCGACGGCGGCTATCGCATCAGCCTCCCGGAGATGGAAGTGAACGGGTCCTGGCCGGATGCCGGCGCCGAGGAAATCGTCCAGGTCGAACTGAACTACACCGCGCGCCGTATCCCGCCGACCATCACCCGCCTGCCGGCGCCGATCGTGATTGCAAGCGTCACCGTCACGCCGGATACCGCCTCGGTCGCCGCCGGTGAAACCGTAGACCTGGAAGCCGAGGTTCTACCGGCCGGCGCCAGCCAGACCGTCACCTGGTCCACCTCCGATGCAGCGATCGCCACCGTGAACGACACCGGCCTGGTCACCGGCGTGGCCGTAGGCACCGCAACGATCACCGCTACCAGCACCGAGGACCCGACCAAGACCGATACCTGCGCGATCACCGTAACCGCGTAACCCCTTGCCTGACGCGCCCTGCGGTGCGCGCCGGGCCTTTTTACCGCAGAGGAACACCATGGCCATCACCCTGAAGAAAAAGCCCGAAATCGACCTGTACGGCACCCGCTGGCTGCATCTCAAACTGGACGAGCAGGGGCATCTGTCGCCTTGCGACGTAGAAGCGGAGGCCGACCTTTCGCTGTTAGTGGCGTCGACTGGCGATCCGCTTTTCCAATCCCACCACGCGATGATCAACCGCCACATGCAGGCGATCGATGCTCAGGCCGGCGTCGGAACCAGCCAGTTCAGCCCGCTGACTCTGGCCGATGTTCAGTTCGACAATATCGACGACCTGCTGATTGGCCTGGTGGCCAGGCACATCATCAAGGACTGGAAGGGTGTGCAGGACGAGGCGGCGCCCGGTGTGCCCGCCGACTACACGCCGGAGCGCGGCCAGGCGCTCATGCGCCAGCACCCTGATGCCTACTGGCTTGCGCTCAAGACCGGCACCGACATCGCGGTGCGCGCGGATCTGCGTACCCAGGAGACCGTGGGAAAGTCCTGAGCGCGTATCGCTGGGCTCGGGACTGGGCGGGGCCCGACAACGAGAAGAAACGATGGAAGCATGAACGGTTCGGGCTCCAGGTCCCTGCGGAGCCCACCATTGACGCCGTCTGCGCCGAGGTGCTCGAGGCCTACCACCGGATCAGCAGAGGCCGGCAATTCATCGGCATGATCGGCGCGCCGGCCCCGCTTTCTCACCGCGATATCGACGCCTACCTCCTGCGTTACCCCACCGCCATCCCCATCGCCGAGTTCGAGGCGGCGGTCCTCGCGCTCGACGACGAGTACCGCGTCCAGTGGGCCGCGGCGCAATCAGAACCTGCTGAACAAGAACCCGGAGACCGCCATGGCGGAAGAAAGTCGCCTCTCAATAATCATCGACTCCCGGGGCGCTGAGAAGAACGCGACCAGTCTTAGCGACGCACTGGACCGAGTTGAGCGCAGCGGGGACGAAGCCGCCGGCAGTACCTCTCGCCTCAGTGAGGTGACTGTCCGCCTCGGCTCGAACATGAGCAAGGCTGCGGCCGCTACCGTTGCGTCGCTATCGCGCATCGAGCGTGCGACGGAGTCGACCAGTTCGCAGATGACGGCGCTTGTCTCCCGCGCCGTTGCCTTGGAAAACGCCATGTCGTCGGTGGGCCAGGGTATCGGTCGGCTTGACACCGGCATCACCCAGTCGAACGCGCAACTTGGACAGTTGAACACCCAGATGTCGCACCTGGTGTCGACGTTCAGCACGTTTTCCCAGGGCCAGAGCGCGATAAACGCGCAGTTGTCGCGCATCGCGGCGAACATGTCGCGGGCAGCGGACGAGACCCAGAATCTGGACCAGTCCACCAGCCGTGCGGGACGCGGCGCGCGCGAAGCCGCGAGTGACCTCGACGCAGAACGCGCCGGCCTGGCGCGCCTGCTGGGGCAGATCAATCCCACTGTCGCGGCGCTCGACCGCCTCGACGACATGCAGCAACGGCTCACCCGCTACAAAAACCTGCGCCTGGTCGATGCTGAGACGGTGGCGGAGTACACCGAGCGGCTGACGGCGATGCGTAATGCCCTGGGCGACGCTGAGGGCGGCATGAACCGCACTGGTATGTCGGCCAAAGCGCTGTCGGCGAACATGCGGATGCTGCCGGCTCAGATAACGGACATCGTTATCGGCCTGTCCTCTGGTCAGGCCCCCTTGACCGTGCTGCTTCAGCAGGGCGGCCAACTCAAGGACATGTTCGGCGGAATCGGGCCGGCTGCGCGCGCCGTCGGGGGCTACATCGCTGGACTGGTGAACCCGTACACCATCGCCGCCGCCGCCGCTGGCGTGCTGGCGCTGGCCTTCTACCAAGGCTCGGTGGAGTCGTCGCGCCTGACCAACGCCCTGGTCAAGAACGGCAACGCCGCCGGAACCACTGCCGGCCAACTCTCGGTCTTCGCGCAGCAGGTCGGAGCAGGGAACGCAACGGTAGCCCAAGCAGCCAGTGCGTTGACGCAACTGGCCGGCGCCGGCAACCAACTGACCATCCTCTACCCGAAGATCGCGGCGGCGGCGATCAGTTGGTCGAAGGTCACCGACCAGTCTGTCGAGGAAGTGGTCGACAGCTTCAATGACCTGGCCAAGAACCCAGTCGATGCGGTGAAGAAGCTCGACGACCAGCTCAACTTCCTGACCGCGAGCCAGTACGCGAACATCCAGTCGCTGCAGGAGCAGGGGCGCACAATGGATGCTGCTCGCCTTGCGACCGAGGCATACGCCAACGCGCTGGCCAGCCGCTCCACAGAGATGGAGCAGAACCTGGGGATAGTCGAGAAGGCATGGAATGGCCTGAAGAGTGCCGCGAAGTCAGCATGGGACGCCATGCTCGATATTGGGCGTACCGAGTCGCCGGAACAGCAACTGCAGAAGGTCTACAAGCAGATCGAGAACGCCCAGAAGGGCGTCGGGCGTGGTGGCCGGGCCGCGTTTGGCCTGGGTATCAGCCAGCCCAGCCTCGATGCGCTGTATAAGCGCGCCGCTGACCTTCAGGCGAAGATCGCTGCCGACGGCGCGAAGAACCTGGAGCAGGCAACGAACAACGCGATCCAGGCGGCCGGCAAGAAGGGCATCGACACGATCAACACGACGTTCGCCGCCGCGCAGACGCAGACCCAGAAGCTCCAGAAGCAACTGGTGGAACTCGACAAGGCTCGAAAGGCCGCCATGGAGGCAGGCGGATTCACAGCCGAGGAGGAGACCAAGTTCGCGGCTGCACGCAAGAACATCGAGCAGCAGATCGCCGACATCAAGGAGCGTGAGGCGAAGAAGAGAGCGCCGAAGACCCGCGGCCAGAACGCCGGCGTGCGCGAGGCTGACAATACCGCCTCCCGCTTGCTGGCCCAGTACGACCCGGCCGGCCAGGCTGTGCGCACCCTGACCAAGGAGGAGACTCAGCTTCAACTGGCGCTCTCCAGGGGCAAGATCACTCGCGAGGAGTACAGCAAGGCGCTGGCTCAGGCCTCGCTGAACTACGCCGCGGCAATCAAGGGGGCCCAGGGCCTCACCGCAGCCGAGCAGTACCAGGCGCAGCTTGAGCGGCAGTTGTTGCTCCAGCGTGAGCAATACGCTGCGCAGGCGGCCGCCGTAGGCATGGGCGGTCTTGAAGCAGAGCGCTATCAGCAGCGCATTCAACTTGAGCAGCAATCGAATGACCGTGTCCTGCAACTGCAGACGGAGCTGGCCCAGGCTACGACCGAGAAGCAACGTCAGGAGCTTCAGGCGCAGATCGATCTGGAGCGTGAATACCTTCCCAAGCGGATTCAAGCGCAGAAAGATGGCTACCAGCAGATGGATAAGGCCCGCCAGGACTGGCTGGCTGGTGCAGCATCTGGGGCTCGGACCTGGTTCGAACAGATCGATGACACGGCGAGTCAAACCCGTTCGGCGATGATGCGCGGCCTGGATGGGTTGAACGATGAGCTCCATACCTTCGTTACGACAGGGAAGGCCTCGTTCCGTAGCCTCACCACTTCGGTGCTGAGCGACTTGGCGAGAATCGCGCAGAACAAGTTCATTACGTCGCTCATCTCGTCCATGTCTGGCAGCAGCAACGGTGTGATCAGTGCGATCGGCAGCTATTTCACCGCGAACGCCAAAGGCGGTGTCTACAGTTCGCCAAGCCTCTCGGCATTCAGTAACGGGGTGTACAACAGCCCGCAGTTCTTCGCCTTCGCGAAAGGGGCGGGCGTGTTTGGCGAGGCCGGGCCGGAGGCCATTATGCCGCTCACCAGGGCGGCAGATGGCAGTCTCGGAGTTAGGGCTATTGGGAGTGGTGGCGCGAAGAGTGCTGGTGGCAATACGTTCCAGATCAACACCAATGTCACGGTGACTGCAGGCACGACTTCGCAGTCCGTCACTTCGGACACCAATGACAACTACGCCATGCAGCTATCGAAGATGATCGCCGATGTGGCGCGTGGCGTGATAGCCCAAGAATCTCAACCCGGCGGCATCATCTGGAGAATGCAGAATGGCCGTTGAGACCTTTACTTGGTGCGTTCACTCACAGTCTTCTGGAACAACGGACTATGCGACGCTGAACAGAAAGTTCGGCGATGGTTACGAGCAGGTGGCCGAGAACGGGCTGAACAACGTCGCGCAGTCCTGGAATATTTCCATCAGCGGGACTGGCACCAAGATCAAGGAAATCAGGAACTTCCTCGATCGACACGCTGGTGCAAAATCGTTCCTTTGGACGCCCCCGCTTGGCGAACTTGGTTTCTACCGGGGAACCGCACCTTCGATTAGCGGAGGAGGGGGTGACTACTACACCCTGACCGCCACCTTTACCCAGGCATACCACCCATGAGCATCAACACCCAGATTCAGAAGTTGGAGCCGGGCGCCGAGATCATGCTCTTCGAGCTCGACGGCAGCGAGTTCGGTGCCGAGGTGCTGCGTTTCCATGGCCACGCCATCCCTCACACTCCGCAGGAGCTAGCAGCCGCTGGCGCAAACGCAGACCAACTACCTGCGAAGTCGATCTGGTGGCAGGGACAGGAGTACTCCGCCTGGCCCGTCCAAATCAGCGGCATCGAGGCGAACGGCAACGGCACGGCAGTACGCCCGAAGTTCTCAGCAGGCAACGTGACGGGCAGCATCACCGCTCTCTGCCTGGCGTTCGACGATCTGGCGAACTTCCAACTCACCATTCGAGAGACGCTGGCGGAATATCTGGATGGGGAGAACTTCCCCGACGGTAACCCAGATGCTGACCCTACCCAGGAATCCATCAGCGTCTGGTATATCGACCAGAAATCCGCCGAGGACAACGAGGCTGTTACCTGGGACTTGGCAAGCCCGGGAGATGTCGGCAACGAGGCTGTCGGCAGGCAGATGACTACGCTGTGCCACTGGTGCATGACCGGCGGCTACCGTGGCCCTGACTGCGGCTATACAGGCCCGTATTTCGACATTGACGACAACCCGACCGACGACCCTGCGAAGGACCAGTGCGCCGGGCTCTATCGGTCCTGCAACAAGCGTTGGGGGCAGGGCAACCAGTTACCCTTTGGCGGCTTCCCCGCTGTCTCGATCATCGCCAGGAGCTGACGATGCGGAACCAGATACTGAGTGCCATCCAGGCGCACGCGGCGGAGGAGTACCCTCGCGAGGCCTGCGGGGTGATTGTCGGTGTCGGCAAGGCGCAGCAATACGTCCGGTGCCGTAACACTGCTAGCCAGCCGCAGGAAGAGTTCCGGATGCATCCGGAGGACTATGCCGCAGCGGAGGATCTGGGCGAGGTGGCGGCCATTGTGCACAGCCATCCGGACGCGACCAGCCGACCGTCGCCGCATGACCTGGCCATGTGCGAAGCGTCTGGCCTGCCGTGGCACATCCTCAGTTGGCCGGAAGGCGACCTGCGGACGATCGCGCCGGCGGGCAACATCCCGCTGCTGGGACGTCCCTTCGTCCACGGCGCCTGGGATTGCTGGCAGGTCTGCTCGGACTGGTACCAGCGGGAGTGGGGCATCGAGTTCCCGCATTTCGAGCGTGCCGACGGCTGGTGGGAGCGGGCAGACGGTCCAAGCCTCTATGAGCAGCGGTTCGAGACTGCTGGCTTCATCCGGGTGGACCGGCCGCAGCGCGGCGACATGATCGTGATGGCGGTGGGGCGCACCGCGCACCCGAACCATGCGGGGATCTACCTGGGCGACGATCCGTCGCTGCCGGGCGAGGAGACCAAAGTTTTCGGCGCTGGCCCGTTCCTGTTGCACCACCTGTACGGAAAGCCCAGCGAGATCATCGTCTACGGCGGTAACTGGCACGAGCGGGCTCGCCTAGTGCTTCGGCATCGCCAAGCCAGGCAATAGGTTGTGCTAACCTCCAGCGATCTGTAAGGAGGGAACCATGAAGAAGTTGATCGGGGTGGCCGCGCTGATGGCGATGGCGGGGTGTGTAAGTGTCAACGAAACGAGGAGCAATCCGCCTCTTGTAGACATAACCTCGACCAAGCCGCCGATTCGTGTGGCCGAATGCATCCGTGATCAGTGGCAGAGAATTACAGTGCTTGGAGCTAGTTTCGCGGTTAACCTCCAATCTACCGGTGACGTTTACTCGGTTATTGCCGATCTGCAGATGCCAACTCATTTGGCGGACGTTTCACCGGACGGGGATGGATCGCATGTGAAGTACCACTTCTATCGGACCTGGCAATCACCCATCGACAAATTCCCAGATGCTGTCAGGGCATGCGCCCGATAGTTAATGTCACGAGCCAAGCCGCCTTCGGGCGGCTTTTTCATACCCGGAGGAAAGCATGGCTGTAAACGCTGTGGAGTACCGCCCAATGACCATTATAAAACTATCTGGGCCGCTGATCAGAGAGTTCGGTCGGGAGCATCGCCGCCAACTCGACACCGGGACCATACAGGAAGCATTCAGCGCCCTGCGCAATACCCTGCCGGGATTCAAGGAAGCAATTCAACGCCTGCAGAACATGGGCATGCGTTTCGCTATTTTTCGTAACCGAAGGAATGTTGGCGAAGAGGAGTTCGCGGCCGGTGGCACCAGAGAGGTTCGCATCGTTCCGGTTATCTCTGGTAGCAAGCGCGCCGGCTTGATGCAGACCATCATCGGTGTTGCGATGATTGCCGTGGCGTACCTGAACCCATTTGGGGCGCTCACTGGACCAATGGTTTCAGGTCTTTATGCGGCCGGGGCGTCAATGGCTCTCGGTGGTGTCGTCCAAATGCTCAGCCCCCAGGCCCAGGGCCTGAAGCAGAGCGCGGCGCCGGAGAACCTGCCCAGCTACGCCTTCGGCAGCGCCAGAAACACTACCGCCAGCGGGAACCCGGTACCGATCTGCTACGGGAAGCGCCGCTGGGGAGGGGCGATTATCTCGGCTTCGATCTACGCCGAGGACAAGGTGTAACAACCAACCATGAGCGGCGAGGCCGCGGGAGTGCGTGATGAAACTCGATAAGCTGGAAGTGGTCGTAGAGCCTCCGAAGCATGGCAGTGCAAAGCTCGAGATGCTCGGCCTGCCAGTGGCGCTTGGGCTGTCGCCTGAGTGGGGCGCTGAAGCCAAGAAGGCTGCGGAACTGCTAGAGAAGCGGCTTGCTCGCTTGGAGCAAGCGCTGGGTCTCATGCCTCTAAGCTAACGCTTGGCACTGTCAAAGATGTTATTGAGCACGGTCTTGTCTAGGCGCACCCCAGGCCGTTCGAGTTGCCTGGCTATCGTATTGGCCTTTGCCCTGGCGTTCTCGAGACCCTGCTCCCCCTCTGCTTGGTACACTTGGGCAGCTAGCCCGCCACTGACCGCCATTAAGGCGTTCACCTTAGAAGCCAACTCATCAATGGCTCTAATTAGTTGATTTACGTCCATATTCATCCTGACCTCCTAGGTCTTTAACCGCGCCGACATTGGCGCCTCCCGATCCCTGGGCCGGCACGCTCAGGGTCGGGAAACCCTTGCATGAAGGCACGACGCTACTACCCCGGTAGAGCGGTTGCCACTGGCATTTCATCCACGCTGTACAACCTTCCAGCCCGCCTCGCGCGGGCTTTTTCATGCCCGGAGGAAAGCATGGGCGCAGTTCACCAGCACCTGGCCGGCCGCAAGGGCGGCAGTAGCAAACCGAAACAGCCGGTCGAGGCACCCGACAGCCTGCGCTCGGTCGCGATGGCCAAGATTCTGCTCGCCGTGGGCGAGGGCGAGTTCGCCGGCGTTCCGAGCGAGCGCGACATCTACCTCGACAACACCCCGCTGATGGACCCGAGCGGTAACCTGAACTTCCCGAACGTTAAGTGGGAGTGGCGCGCGGGGTCGGTGGATCAGGACTACATCCCGGGCATCCCTGCCGTTGAGAACGAGACGTCTGTCAACGTCGAGTTGCGCAGCGATACGCCCTGGGTGCGCTCGCTGAGCAATACCCAGCTTTCCGCAGTGCGCCTGCGCTTCGCCTGGCCAGCGCTCCAGCAGCAGGACACCAACGGCAACATCGGCGGGTACCGGATCGAATACGCCGTAGATCTGGCCACCGACGGCGGCGCCTACCAGGAGGTGCTGCGCGAGGCCGTCGATGGCAAGACCACCACCCGCTACGAGCGTTCCCGCCGGATCGACCTGCCGGCGGCCACCAATGGCTGGCAGGTGCGCGTGCGACGCCTGACGCCGAACCAGAACAACAACCGTATCGCCGACACCATGCTGATCGCCGGCTACACCGAGGTGATCGACGCGAAGCTGCGCTACCCGAACACGGCCCTGCTGTATGTCGAGTTCAGCGCAGAGCAGTTCAGCAACATCCCGGCTGTCACAGTCGACTGCCGCGGGCGGAAGGTCCAAGTGCCGAGCAATTACGATCCGGAGACCCGGGCCTACCTCGGCATCTGGGACGGCACGATGAAACAGGCCTGGACCAACAACCCGGCATGGGTCACCTACGACATCAGTACCAATGCGCGCTTCGGCCTGGGCAAGCGGATCAAGCCCTGGATGGTGGACAAGTGGGAGATGTACAAGATCGCCCAGTATTGCGACCAGTTGGTGCCAGACGGGAAGGGCGGCCAGGAGCCGCGCTTTCTGTGCGATCTGAACCTGCAGTCTCGCGCCCAAGCCTGGACACTGCTGAGGGACATTGCGGCGATCTACCGGGGGATGAGCTACTGGGCGCAGGGGCAACTGGTGTCCCAGGCTGATATGCCGCGCAGCGCTGACTTCGACTACGTCTTTACCCGGGCGAACGTGATTGACGGGAAGATGACCTACGGCGCCGCCTCGGCTCGCGCCAGATACAGCCGCGCCCTGGTCAGCTACGACAACCCGGCGAACAACTACGACACCGACGTGACGGGCTATTCCGACACGACGTTGCTACGCCGCTATGGCGACAACCCGGTGGAAATTTCTGCCATTGGTTGCACTCGCGAGAGCGAGGCGCAGCGCCGCGCGAAGTGGGTGGTGCTGACAAGCGTGCAGGATCGGACAATCTCCTTCACCACTGGGACGGAGGGCCGGATCCCCCTGCCGGGCTACATCATCCCTGTGGCCGATTCGCTGCTGGCTGGTCGCGAGATTGGCGGCCGGATCTCGGGTATTGCTGGCCGCGTGGTAACGCTCGATCGCGTCACTCAAGCCAAGGCCGGTGATCGCCTGATCATCAACCTGCCGAGCGGGCGCGCCGAGGGCCGGACGGTGCAGTCGGTCAACGGCAAGGCCGTCACCGTCACTGCTGCCTACTCGGAGACGCCGGAGCCGGAACTGTGCTGGGCGCTCGACGCCGATGACCTGGCTGTCCAGCTCTATCGAGTGATGAGCACCAAGCGTGACGACAACGGCCAATGGACCATCAACGGCCTGCAGTACGAGCCAAGCAAGTTCGACCACATCGATACCGGCGCGCGTCTTGAAGATCGCCCGATCAGCGTTATCCCGATCACCACCGTGGCGCCGCCGGCGAGCGTCACGCTGACCTCGCACTACCAGTTCGATCAGGGGTTGGCGGTAAGCACGATGACCATCGCCTGGCCCCCCGTGGAAGGGGCTGTCGCCTACGACGTGGAGTGGAAGAAGGACAGCGGCAACTGGATCCGCCTGCCGCGTGCCGGCGCCACCAGCGTCGATGTGACCGGCATCTACGCTGGTGGATATCTGGCGCGAGTGCGTGCGGTGTCGGCGTTCGACATCACGTCGGTCTGGAAGAGTTCGATCCTGACCCAGCTCAGCGGTAAGACCGGCGCGCCGCCGGCGCTGGCGTTCCTGCGTACCACCAGCGGACCGTGGAAGATCGGCCTGGAATGGGGATTCCCGGCCAGTGGCGCAGCGGACACCGCCTACACCGAGATCCAACAGTCGGTTACCCCGGGCGGCAGCGAACAGAACGCAACTGCCCTGGGCTTGTTCGCATATCCGACCGACACCCACACGCTGACCTCGCTGGCGGCCGGCGCTCGCTTGGCCTTCCGCGGGCGGCTGATCGACCGGACCGGTAACGTCGGCCCATGGTCGGCCTGGGTCGACGGCATCAGCTCGACGGATGCGAGCGAGTACAACGAACTGATCACCAAGGAGTACGTCGAGTCCGCCCTCGGCGAGCAGTTCTTCGAAAACATCGAGCAAATCGGCGGTAACGTCGACCAGTTGATGGAGCAGTACTACGACGCCGGCACGGTATACCAGAAGGGCCAGATCGTTCGATTGAACGGCAGGTTCTATCAAGCCCTCCAGGACGTTCCCGCGGGCAATCCGCCGCCGAACCCCGTTTACTGGGCTGATGTGGGCGAGCTCGTCGAATCGGTCGATGCCCTTGCGTTACGCGTGACTGAGAATGCGGCCGCGATTGAAGAGCTCGACGGTGTTGTTCAGTCCAGTGCCTCCAGCCTGGACGTGCTGCAAGCAGCCGCGCGCCGGGAGCCGGCTACCGGAGAGAAAGCGGATGCACTGAAGGGGTGGGACACCATTGCTCGAGCAGCCACCGAGGTCATCGTGCGCGCGAATGAGATCGAGGCGCAGGCGAAGCGTGTAGAGACCGTCCAGGCGCAAACGAGCGCCAACGGGGCCGCGATTCAGACCACGCAGAGCGTTGTAGCGTCACTGGATCAGGGCGTGAAGGCGATGTACAGCGTGAAGCTCCAGGCCCATGCCAATGGGCAGCAGTACGCCACCGGGTTCCAGCTTGGGTTCGACAGCGGTACGAGCGTGACGACCATGGCGTTCCAGGCTGATCGGTTCCTCTGGTTCAACAGTTCCAGCGGGCAGACCGTGGCGCCGGTCTCGATCGTCGGAGGCCAGATGTTCATCAACAACGCGATGATTCAGGACGGTTCGATTACGAACGCGAAGATCGGCAACGTGATTCAGTCGACCGCACTCGGTGCCAACGGCGAGCCGCTGTGGAAGCTTGATAAAGCAGGGAGTTTGACGATGAACAGCGCAACGTCCGGAGGCTTCATGAGGCAGACAGCGGAGGCCGTTAAAGTCTACGACGCGAACCTGGTGTTACGGGTACAGATCGGGAATCTCGACGCATGAGCTATGGCATCCGAATTCGAAACGCAGCCGGAGGGATCGTGATGGACCTCACCGGCCAGTCGGCGCGGACTGTATATCGACAATCGATTGGAGCGATCACAGGAGGAATGGCAGTGAGTATTCCCGGCTTTGATCCCGCTCGTGGTGTAGTTTTCTTAATCTCAAGCGGCTACCCATTTGGAAACGTCCCTTCCTATAGACTATCTGGAAATGTAATTACGTTTTTGCGAGACGGATCTCCAAATGTTACCTATGTCCTACATGCGGTAATGTTCTCATGAGCTACGGTATCCTTGTTCGAGGGAACAATGGGCAAACAATTATCGATGACTCAAACCCCTGCATGCATATTGTTGAAGGTGGGGTGTATGGCGCTCAAGGGGCGGTGGAAATTGTTGTAAACTACTCGGCGCCAATTAACTCGCCCTACGAGCCATATGTATACTTCTGTCCTAATGGGCCTCACCAGATTTATAGATTTCGACATCTGGGAGGGGCTGGGGCTTGGTCTGGATTTGCGTTTTACCAGTCTAGTTTCCAAGATACCGACCCGCCGGTATATGGAGGAAAGTGGAAGGCCGCAGCAGTCATGCTACCCCGTATAGGAGGGTGGGGCATGCATGTATTCGATGCTCAGTCGCGTGTCATGTTCGACAGTAATCGCGAGATTGTGCGGTTTGTTGGAGGGGCGCAGGAGTGGGAGTTATACGCCCATAACCCTAATTGGCCCGGAGGTATGCACATGCAAACATGGGCACTTCCATATCCATATGGGTTGTCCACCTATTTTCTGGTGAGTCATTTTAATCTAAAGCATATCTATACTCTGGAACCCCCTCGTATAGGGTTCCTGTACAATTCCCGGGCCATGATTTTCGTCTCCTCGTTAGTTCCGGATGAGATCGGATTTAAGTTCAACTGGCCACTCATTGTTGTCGCGTAATTTGATGGAGGCTTAAATGGCATGGTATTCAACCGGCACCGTCGCGGTGACAGAAAATAGCCCGACCGTCACCGGCACCGGAACTCAGTTTTCTTCTAATGTCCGGGTAGGCGACGCCTTTATTGCCCCTGACGGGCGCCTCTACGAAGTGAGCAACGTCGCCAGTTCGACGGTCATGTCGATAAAGCCCAACTACCGGGGCAGCACGGCTAGCGGCCAGCCCTATGCGGTGGCGCCAATCCTGGGTTACGACAAGGAGCTGAGCGATCGATTCAACCTGATAGCGAACCAGTGGGGAGGGACGCTGGCCGGCATTCAGCCGTGGGCAACGGCACCGACGCCGGCCCAGGCGAGGAACTCGCTCGAGTTGCGCAGCGCCGCCCAGGCCGATATCGGTACAATGCTTGGAAACGCCATGCCGGTCGGCGCATTCGGGATTGGTTCTGAGCGTCCTGACCGAGCACCATCGATTCATCGTTATGCGACAAGCGTCGAGATATTCGATTCGACAACTGTTGACTCCGTGGCAACTGGCATTAGCAACGGATCTGTGTTGACGATCGGCTACGACGGATCCGACTTGCGAGGAGCGCAGATGTTTTTCGGCCAGGTGCCGGCATCTACGGTCAAAGGTCGGTGCGGGAAATTCTCGTCTGCCCCTATTTTCGAGTTCTACACGACTATAAACACGACGAGAGCAACCGACGGGACGCTTCGTGCTGCATCGCCGGTCGTGCGTATCGCCAACGTTGATGGGAGCTTGAGACCGGACCTCAACGAACTGGACTTCGAGCCTGCGGGGGCTTGGGGTGTAGCCAACGCAGAGGCCCGCGGCGTTACTGTTCAACGGCTCGCCGTTGGCGTCTACAAGGTCTCTGGTAGCCTGGGGCTAGCGAAAGAGGGCTGGCGCGTGATCGACCCTGCGTCTCCCGACGGCGGTCGCCCACTCGGTATCACTGACAGCGAACAGGCTGAGGATGGGACGGTCACCATCCGGCTCTTCAAACAGCGCTGGACACTCAGTGACGACGGCGAAATGGTGCTCGGGAAGGGCGCCCCACTGGATGTCCCGCTCAACAGTTGGATCGATGTCCGATTGTCGATGCCGGCACCTCCCGAGATGCAGCCCGAGACTCTATGACCAGCCCGCACTCTGCGGGCTTTTTTTTGTGCCTGGAGATCAGCATGCCTATCACTGAGCAGCAACTGCTGCAAATCCTCCCGAACGCCGGCCCTCGCGCCGGCGTTTTTGTTGGTGCGCTGAACCGCGGGATGACGCGCTTCGGTATCACGTCGCCTGTGCGAGTCGCCGCGTTTCTGGCCCAGATCGGCCATGAAAGCGGCCAGTTGACCCGCCTGGTGGAGAACCTCAACTACAGCGCGCGCGGCCTGGCTGCGACCTGGCCGATTCGCTACCTCGGCGCCGACGGGCAGCCCAACGCGTTGGCGCAGCGCCTGGCGCGCAATCCTCGGGCCATCGCCAACAACGCCTACGCCTCGCGCAACGGCAATGGCGACGAGGCCTCCGGCGACGGCTGGCGGTATCGCGGGCGCGGCCTGCTGCAGATCACCGGCCGGTCGAACTACCGCGCCGCCGGCGCCGGGCTGGGCCAGCCGCTGGAGCAGGAACCAGAGCTGCTCGAGCAGCCGGAGTTCGCTGCGCTGTCGGCGGCCTGGTGGTGGGCCAGTCACGGCTTGAACGACCTGGCCGACCGCGGCGAGTTCGCCGCCATCACTCGGCGCATCAACGGCGGCACGAACGGCCAGGCGGAGCGCCTGGCGCTGTGGGAGCGGGCGAAGAGGGTGCTGTCGTGATCTCCGCCCGTGCTTTATCGGTCGCGCTGGCCTGCCTGCTACTGCTTGGCCTCGGCGCCGCCGGCGGTGTCTGGCTCGGCGCGCGGCACTACCGGCCGCAGCTTGATGCTGCGCTGGCGGATCTGGTCGCCTGCCGCGCCGCCAGGGGAGGCCTGGAGGACGCAGTGGCGGAGCAGGTCCGGCAGGTTGCCGCGCTGCGTCAGGCTGGCGAGCAGCGCGCCCGGGATGCCGCGCAGGCTGTGGATCGGGGACGGCAGCAGGCCGCGGAGCAGTATGCCGAAGCCCAGCGCCTGGTACGTGAGCGAACCGCCGGTGAGCAGTGTGCGGCCACCGAGGCGGTCATCGATCAGGAGTTGGGCCTATGAAACTGCAGGCGTGGCGAAAGACTGCAGGTGCAGCGATTTTCGGCAGGTGCAGCCGAAAGGCTCAGGTGGTGCAGGTGCTGGGGTTGGTGTTCGCGCTGGCGGGATGCGCCGGCCGGCAGGAAGCCGAGCCGCGCACGGTGCGCGTAGAAGTGCCGGTGGCGGTGCCGTGCCGGGTGCCGGCGGTGGAGGTGCCGGCCTGGGCAGCGGCTGGGCTGAAGAAGAGCGACGATTTCCAGACCAAGGTCCGTGCGCTGCTGGCCGAGCGGCGGCAGCGGATTGGTTACGAGGCGCAGCTCCTGGCTGCGAATCAGGCCTGTCAGGATTAGGAGTAGACTACGGCCTTTTCCTACGGAGCAGGGCGATGCTTGTGATTCGATTGGCGGGGAAGTGGACGCTGAAGCTCGACAGGCAGGTCGGCAGTTCCGGCAAACACGGGATATGGGCATTCCACTGTTCAGAAAGCACGTTTGCGCCCGCCTCGAACGACCTCCGGCGGAGTGCGGCAATCCTGCCGGCCGAGCCCAAGGAAGGTCAGACGGTGGACGTATCGATCTGCGACACCGCGCACTCGCCGGATGGGTGGATTGCCGTCGGCTCAGGCGTTGCTGCTTACGAAGCGGAGCGCTGATATACAACCCAATGTTAAGCGTACAGTGGGGTTGCTGGAGAGGGAAGGGAATGGCCGCATGGCCATTCCCTTTTGGGGCTACTGCATCAGCTGATGTAGATTTTGAAGGGCTTGCCCACCGCGCGCTGGATCTGGCCGTTTTTCAAGCGGCGTGTCCAGCGGAGGATGAAGGTGCCCCGTTCGTCGGTGTAGGTCATGACCTATCTCCTTTCGGGGGTTGCCACCACTTGCCTTTTCTGGACAAACCGCAAAGATGTGTATAGACTTGGCTCTTGCCTAGGGAGCCTCCGCTATCACACTTCCTTGCAATTTGCAAGAAGCGGGTGGAGTACTTCTTTGGTTGGGTTGCCAACCACCAGGTTCTGACTGCTTACGCCGCAAACGTAAGTGGTCAGAACTTGAATTCTATCTGAGCTTCGCTCTTCGGCAGTTTAAGCAGATCTATTACAGCGTCTGCGAAGTAATCAGCCTGCCATTCCGAATCCTCAAGCTTCGTTGCCTGCTCTTCCGCAAAGTGAAGGAGAGGACGATGTCCCAGTACGATGTGCCCCATCTCATGTAGGAAGATCCGTACCGCCTCGACCTTCCCTCGACACAGGTCCGTGTAGAGCTTGTTCGGCACGTAGATCATACCCTTGCTGGGGTCTACAGTTGCGCGGGTCGCATCGATCCATTCATCGTCTTCGATTACATCGAGATGAATACCGTGATGTTCGAGGCGAGAGACTACTTTCTCTGCTTTCCCATTCTTAAACGATGCTTTGTTGATGCCGATGATCTTGCAAACTCGATAGGCAACGTCGCGGATCACAGCGGGCTCCAAGGCGGGGACACGATGTCCCCGCATGCAGTAATCGGCGTCAGTCTCAGGCGTCATTCTTGATTTTCTCCCCATAAATCTCAGAAAGCAGAGTACCGAGCTTCGACAGTTGCTCCTGGTTAAGATCGGAGTTGGCAAAGCCAGCGATCAACATTTTGTGGTGGGCAGGCAGGCCGTTCAGCGACACAGTGTCGTTCGACTCACACGCCATAGCTTTGAGGCGATTCAGTTGAACGTCTTTTCCTTGCGCGACGAAGTAGCTCGCAATTTTCTCAACCCACTCCATCGGTACCTTACTGCGGCCGGTTTCCATTGCACTGAGGAAGGCGGGCGAGGTGCTGAGTGCGGTTGCCATACTGCTGAGCGTCAGCCCCAACTGGCGCCGATACTCTCTGACGGCAGTGCCAAATTTCGTAAGCGACATAGTAAGTAGCTCCCTGTTGGTCCTCTGATGCTACGGTTTGACTCGTCTCTCGGCGATTCAAGCAATCTAGTTGAAAACTATAATGCTTGACAGGTTGGCGGCCGTCAAGCGTTGAAGGTGATGCTTGATCAGGTGTTCCACCGCCACGGCCGGAAGTCATCGGGTATCTGCTCGACAAGCAGCAGCGTGCCGCCGGCGTCGAGTTCGATCACCAGGCCGCGTACGACGCCCGCGCGCTCGAGCGCCTGGCCCAGGCGGAGGTATGTTATCCCGTCGAGCGGATCCCGGCTGATGTAGCCCAGGCGCTGTCGTGCGGGTGCGGGTCCGTGGTAGATCCCCTCGCTGTTCACCGTCCCGACAACACGCCCGCCGTCGATCACGTCGTAGCAGCAGTCGGCGCAGTAGTGCGTCTCGCGCGTGATGCCGTGCTCGATCGCCCAGGAGTACATGCCGAGCGCGTCGGTGACCATATCGTGCCTGTCTTGCAGTCCTATCACCCCGCACTGATAGAGTTCGTTTGCCTCGGCCACCAGATACAGGTACTGCTCATCCGCGGCGTACAGCCAGGCGGCATGCTGCCGTATCGCGGCGAGCCATTGGGTGACGCGCTGGTTGTGGCAATGCCTGGGGTCGGAGTAGGACAT